CTGTTCTAGGCCACACTCCGGGAGAGGGCAAGTACGTTGATATGGTAGGGGCATTAGAGTGTTCCTACTTCGACGCGAAGCGTGATAAGGTGATTGAGTTCAACGTGGGCAGTGGACTCACCGATGCAGATAGGACTCCGAAGTATGCACCACAACCGGGGACGAAGATTAGGATTAGGTATCAGTGTTTGACTGATGCAGGGGTGCCTAGGTTTCCGAGATTTGTGGAGAGATTATAACAATAAACAACAGAGATTAAATTATGACAGTAGAAGAATTGATTGAGAAGTTACAACGAATAGTTAAGGAACGTCCAAACTATGCAAACTACGAAGTAGATAAATGCACAACATGTATAAAGATAAACACCGTATGCATACAGGATGGTAGAGTTTATCTAACATCTGCTCATGCAAATGCTACCTGCAACAAGTTCTAACCAATAGGTTCTATGTTTCTTCTATGCCCAACTTATTGTCAGACTGGGAATGCTATACCAAAGATTTCGAGTCGCCAGACCTCCTTGTCTCATGGGGATTCTACTCGCTTATCTCCGCTCATCTCCAGAGACGCGTCTGGCTCTCTGGTAACTCCGACCTAGTAACTAAGCTCCCGACACATAACTCTATATTCCTAAACCAATTCGTTGTATTCGTGGCCCCACCAGCGGCAGGTAAGACTCGCATAACCTCGAATGTAAAAGGATTGTGTGAACACCCAGAGAATAAAAGGGTGGTAGTCTACGGAAAGGATAAAGGAATGACAGCGCACTTTGATGCAGTCTACTGCTCCCCGGATTCGGTTACATTCGAGGGGCTATTTCAGTTACTAAATGCGACGAAAGCTCAAGATTCTTTTCTTCTCCCTTATACTAACCCCGCCGGGGAGAAGAAGGAAGCCGTCTATTCCCATAACTCCATGTTCTCTAACATCGAAGAACTTGGTGTTATGTTCTCGAAGAACACAGAGGATGTGACTTCGTTCATGACTCAAGCTTACGACGCTAGGAATATGTCTCGCCATACTAAGACTGCTGGTAGTGAGAATATACAGAACGTCTGTGTTAACTTCCTCGCGGGAACAACTGTCCAACAACTAGCTAGGCTCTCCAGAGACAACCTAGTAGCTGAGGGCTTATCTACTCGTTGTATATTCGTCTATGCAGCCGGGCCTAGATTCTACCGAGACGACTCGATAATGACTCCTGAAAAGGAAGCTTCTATGAGAGCTATCCTAAAACACTGCAACACTCTCGTTACTAAAGTAATGGGAGAAGTCTCCTTCACTCCAGAGGCCCGTGAGTTCATGAGGGACTATTATGAATCAGGTAAGCTCCGCGAGTCTGAACGAACTAATTTCGACGTTCTCCTCGACGGTTACTATGGCCGAAAGAAACTTCACTGGCGAAAGTTATCTGCCGCTATGTGGTTTGGAATGACTGAATCTTTCACCATCGACTCAACTGGCCTCTGTACAATTCACCCAATACCTCTTGAGGTATGTAAGAGTGCGCTAGCACTCTTAAATAAGACAGAGGTGAGTATGCACCTATGCTTCCGAGAAGGTGGAGATAACTACCGCGACGAGATTGCGAAGGAGATACTTATGTATCTAAGGACGAATGGGATAACTAGTACGAAGAAATTATTCTTCAATGTATATCGACTATGTAAGGGCGGCAAGCCAGACTTTGATGATGTGATTAATTACATGACAATAACCGAACAGGTACTTCCCACAGGGAATGGATTTCAGTGGAATGAAAAGTGTCCGTTGAATCAACAAACAACAATAGGAGTAATAAACAAATGAGAAAAGAACAAGAGATGGTTAGGGAGTTCATGATTAAAGCTGGGCAGGAGTGTCCTGTCTATCCTACACTAGAGCCTTCAGAAAGAATTAAAGAATTACGCATTAGATTAATTGATGAAGAGCTAGACGAATTAACAGAAGCTATGGAAGACTGTGATAGAATAGGCGTAGCCGACGCAATCGGAGACTTACTTGTAGTAGTCTTAGGAACCGCAGTAGCTTACGGCTTCGACATTGAACCTATCTTCAACGAGATTCATAGGTCTAACATGTCCAAGTTCATAGACGGATACAAACGAGCCGATGGTAAGTGGATTAAAGGCCCATCTTACTCACCGGCTTGTTTGCAACCAATTATTGAGGCGCAGTGTGCTAAGGCACAATCTGTCCCTTAGCAGAGTTAATCGCCTTCCTAGTCTCATACTCGGCCAGCATTCCCATAGCGGTGTGTTGGCCGTACTCTTTTGTAAGGAACTGCATGTATCTACCGAAGACGATAGGGTTGGTCTCGACGCTGGGGAATACGTTTAGCGGATTCTCCTTAAGCCCTTTGATCTTCTGCATTAGTATATCCGGGGACGAGTGGTACTTGTCGATGTAACTCTTTAGGATAGACTGGATATTCCCCACGGCTTCGCCAATGTCCTGAGTGTGTTTGAATCTCTTCGCTTCGAGATTGAGATACGGGTTAGCTTCACTAGCTTCATTCGGTGGGATAGGTAAACCTTCAACTTGCTCAAAGCGGCGAAGTTGACTATTCGCATCGCCAGTGTATCTCTTATACGCGAGTTCCCTAGCGGTGGTTGAGTCATTGTGTTCGTTAATTACTCCGGCATTAATCGCTTGGTTCAACACCACTCGACCCAACTGAGTGTTGTTAAGAATCAAGTCGTTCGCAACCTGTGCAGCCAACTTCGTTGGATTAACTGTCGGGTCATTAATCAACGCGTCGGCGGCGTGAATAGCAATCCTCCCATACTCCGTAGCGTATTCATCCAATGGAAACACCATTCCCTGTGGAGCATTCCTGTAGTAAATGTCGAAGGGTACTTTCGCCGCAAGTGAGATCATTCCCCCCAGTCCACCAAAACTAGCCGCACTCATCCAGTTGTAAGCTACAGCGGGAATATTACCTTCAACTCCCCTACTCGATGCTGCGATGTCAGCGAGACTAGCAATCGGGCTAGGTCTTCCACTAGCCTTCTCGCGTAGTTCTTTAATAATATACCCACCAATACTAGCACCGAAGACCGTCATCATCATCGGGCGAAGGTCTCCTTTAGTTGCCGGGAGCCAAGCATTCTTCATGAATGAATTTGTCTGCGCAGTGTTCCATGACATTAACTTAAAGAACGAACTAATCTCCGTATCACGGAGCATCCACACCGGCATAGTCCTCGCGTCTCTCGTTCCAGTAAGGAACCCCGCCATTCGACTGGCGAGCTTAACTCTATCTTCTGGAGAGTAGTCTTTTCCTCTAACCCAATCGGGGTCGAGTTGTTTCATCGTCGCAGAACTGGTGGCTCCGCCCTGATTAGCTTGGTCGATCTTTCTACCAACAAGGTACTCCGAAGTACCTTGGGCGAGTACTAGCTGTACTCGTTCAGTGAGTCCACCAAAGGTGTAGACATTCCTAAGAGCCTTAGCGACGAGATTAATCTTCTCCGCAGCAGTTACATTCGCATCGGTGAATCTCTTAATCTGTTGGGGGTTCCTAACGCTTAACCCATTCTGCTCTGCGTGGAGAAAACTACGTCCCATGTTCTTCACTGCGTGAGTTAGTGATAGTGCAAACTCCGTAGGATTCGACGAGAAGATAGTAGCTTGGAAGGCAGACGCCGCCATCTTGTGAATCTCCGTGAGCGGGCCGAGAATCATCGCACTAGCGAAGCCTTCGGTAGCCTTCGCACTCCGTTCAGAGTAAGGTTCAATCTCCCCGCGAATATCATTCAACACATGCTTAACCGCATCGTTGCCGTGGATTACATTCTTAGCTTGAGGTATCTCATTACCCCAGCCGTCCCTAGTGTAGCCAAGCGCTGCCGCAGTTTTCGGGTCACTCTCAATATTCTTGTAGTGCGCATAGTCCATACTAGCCCGGCGAATATAGTGGAACATATTCTCCGTCGGGTCTGTGCGTCGCATAGCATCTGGGAGAGGGGTTCCTTGTTGACGCCTAACCGCTGCGAAGTGAGCTAAGTCGGGATGGTCATTAGTCATAGGTGAACCTTGGTGAGACTTCACAAACTCATTCCACTCACCTTCGACTTGTTCGGGTTTCATAGTGGGATGATGCGAAGCATAGTTCTCGACGAATGCTTTCTTGAACTCTGCAATCTTCGCAGTGTCAGTGCCTTGACGAATAACATCCCCAGCTTTCAAGTCCTCGGTAGTAGGGTAATACCACTCGTCATGAATAGGCATAGAGGGTTTACCATTACGCATCACTGGTTGTTTGTTCTCGACTTGATGAGCTTGCATCTCCTTGAGTACTTCACGGATTCCGTTGTGCGCATTTCGCGTAGCTTGGTTACGGAGAGTGGTGACATAGCTACGCTTGTCCCTGTTCTCAGAGGAGAGGACTTTATCAAGAGTCTGTCTCTGGAGAGTAGTTAGCTTCCTAGTAAGATGATCTAACTTCGTCCACCACTTGCCTTGGAGTTCCTTCTGCTCTGTGTAGGTTTTAGTAAAGGAGTCCCCGACGTGTTTAGCTTCAGGAACACCTATGTTGTAGATTTTATCAATCGCTGCGCCAGTTAGATTACGGAGATGCTTCGATAACCAATCCTGTCCCTCTTGAGCGGGGTGAAGGTCTTCGTCTTTGCGCTTCGGGGCATTCTTAGTAACCTCATGCTCTGGCGGCATTCCACCATACTTGTTCTTTATCTTCTCACGTTCTCCCCAAGCCTTCATGAACTCATCTGAGCCTATCTCGGAAGCTTGCATAGTCTTGCCGAGTTCGTCGAACTTAGAGATGTCAGCGGAGCGTTCAGGAGAAGCCTCGCCCGGCTTGAAGAACTCTTTATCTCCACTACCATACTCCTCGCGTGGCTTCATAGAGTGAAGCTCGGCGGTATGTTTAAGTACATGCTCTAGCATAGAACCAGCCTTCGGCGATAGTCCTAACATAGACTTAATAGAATCCACAACCTTCTGCCACATAGTTCTAGTCTCGCCCGGAGATTTGATAGTGTTCAGATACTCTTGGAGTTCTTTAGTTCTGTAGGTATGCGCGAGGAACTCCGCGAAATCACCCATTGCATAGGCAACATGACTACCGCCATGTTCAGCACGGAATTTATCTGCATCTCCAGTCTCTCCCTCTGTGCCGAATAGAGTCTTGTGAAGTCCCATATGCTTCGCGGTTTCGATGTATGCCTTGAGCAACTCCGAAACAGGATGTCCCGGATTGTTTGCAATGAATCGTTGAGCGTGATTATACCACTCACCACCTTTGGTATTCAATAACTCCGAAGGTATCTGCCTAGTCTGTAGACTGTGCATAGCCTCTTCGAGAATCTCACCTGCATGGTTAGCCATAGGCCCATCGAAGAGAACCTTTCCGCTAGTACTAAAGTGTGGTCGTCCGGTGGTAGCATTCCATGGAGTGTTGAGAAGAACTGGATGTGAACCAGCTAAGGCTTCACTAGCAAGTTCTTGGTATTGATGTCCCGGCTCGTTAGCAAAGTGTTGAAGCACAGAGCCAGTAGTCGCTTTCCCGGATTGTATGTGTTGAGTCAACGCAGCAGGGACAGGGATCTTATCATCAGCATTACCGGCTGAGAACTTCGCTGTAGGCGATTCAAACCTATCCTGTATCTCCTCCTCTGGAGTCCTCCCTGTCTCTTCATCAAACTTCGGCATGTTCTCTGCGAGCTTACTAGCTGTACCTTCTCCCTCCCTAGACTCATCCCCTGCGATTTGATTCTTCACAATCGTGTGTTGGATGTTCGTCTTAGCAATCCTCTCCTTCGTCGCTAACCCTGTATTCTTCGCAGCTTCCAACTCCGTCGCCTGACGATTCTGTTCTATCTCCGCAAGATTCCTCTCCCTAAGCATCTGTCTCTCTTGTTCATTCTGCGCAATCGTTCTCTCATGCTCCGCTTGTGCGAAAGCATTCTCCCTTTCTTGTTGTTGTTGATCGAGTCCAGTCTGGTGTGCAGCAAGTTGCTCTTCGGTAATCTTCTGCCTAGCGAGCATGTCTCTCTTGTACATATCAACCATCGAGTCTGATTGAGTCATGTACTGTCCAACTGTATCAGATAACCCCGTGTGGATATTCTCCAACGCATTCTTAAACAAGAACTGCCTCTTCTGTTCGTTCGTCATCTGATTCATCTCTTGGGCCTTCGCAAGAGTGTTAGCTTGGTCAGTTATATCCATGCTCGACGAGACTTTAGGAACTAGCTTCTTGAAATTCTTAAGCATCAACGCATCGGAGATAGCCGTTGGGTCTAGTATAGGAAGAGCCTTAGTAGCGACCAGTCCAGATACCCTCTGGAACTCGCCCATCTTATACGGCTGGACATGAGCATCTTGCTCCATTCCATTAAGCCCCGTCATGACTATGTCTTTCGTCGTATTAAGAATCTGGTCATGGTCTGGAGATTGGTCATCAAGTAAATCACTAGCCGCACTCTCCTTTAACGCAGCGATGTGATCTTCCACAGAGTGCCAGCGTGGATTAAGAGTCTTCCCCAACCAATTAGGATTGGTGAATAACGCACCCGCAGCAGCGCCTTCGAGAGCACTCTTGCCGAGTTCTTTCGGATCAACTGTTCCGGTTTGATAGAGTTGCTCCGCAGCATTAAGTCCGGTCTGAGCGCCGATGTTAATAGCATTACCAGTCAGCACATTAGCGCGAGCACCAGACACTACCTTAGCAAGTTCTTCTGGAGCGAGATTGTCAGCGTTCCTCCCAAGGGCGTAGCTTAGATTCTTAAGTGAAGGTCTTCCTCCACCAAGTACCGCGCCAGCAGCTAGTTCAGTCCCTCTCGCTACTAGTGGATGTTCCTCATACGCCTGCGTGGCCTGTCTCTCTAACTCCGCTTGTTGCTCAGGACTTACAACAACTTCTTGCGCCTTCTGCCCACCATAGGCTCCTAGTCCACCTCCGATTAACCCACCAACAAGTATACCCAATGGGCCTAGTTCAGTTCCGCTCAACGCACCCATTGCGGCCCCGCCACCTATTCCACCACCGATTAGTCCACCAGCGTGGGCTTTCAGTGGAGTATACGCAGCCCTAGTAACACTCATCTTGTCTCCATTACCAGTTTGAGTAGATGACTCCGCTTCATTCAACACTGTCTCTGGACTATACTTCGACGGGTCAAAGCCTTGAGCTTTCAACGCATCAATCTGATCGTCTGTTAAATCTCCGATTGTAATAGGCATAGTATTATTGATTCACACCACCGAGGTAATCCCAGAGAGGTTTGAGGGCTTTACGATAGAGAAGTTTACTTCCCTCGACGGTTCCCTTAGTTAATGGGTTCTTATTATATCCAATATCTTCTAGGTTATTAAGAGCGGTATTTCCAAGAACTGATAGTGTTCCTGTAGGGAGTTGTTTGCGAATAGCCGCTGGTGGCCTCTCAACAATTGGTTTTGCATTATCATCGCCCGCTCCGTCATCAGGAGCAGCGCCCATTCTCTGATTTGCCGGGCGTCTAAATACCGAGACATCCCTAGAGAACGGAATCTGATACGTCTTAGTTGGGTCTTTAGGGTCTACTATATTCGTCATCTTATTCGCACCGACTCCCATACTCTGACCGAGAATGTTCTGCATACTCCATCGGGGATTAGGAACTACCTTGTGAGTAACAGTATCTAGGGCTTGTCCCGCACCGAGGTCAACATACCTAGAAGCAAACATCCCGCCACTACGCTCCGCTTGTTGTTGTTGAACTAGTTCGTCCTTGTTATCATTACGATCAGTAGCAAGAGCCAATCTTGTCCCCGCATCCTTCATAGTGGCAGTCGCATCTAAGTTATCTCCCTGCATCTTATTCAGAAGTCCATTCTTGTAATTCAATGAGTACATCGGACTAGAGAAAGCTTCGCCTGTTAGTCTATTAAGAAAACCCTGATTCTCAGCGCCGCTCGCGGCAGTAGTGTTCTCCGCCCTAGTCCTAGCAATCTCACTAGGCACAGTCTCAGGAGCAACAGTAGCCCATGCTTTGCGCGCAGCGGCCTCTTGTGGATAAACTCCATTATCCACACTAGCTTGCCACTGACTCACTCCTGATGCACCAGCGGGGTTAAACTTATCTGTCCCACCGAGATATGGGAGTAGTGCTTTATTCGCAGGATTAGCAAAGGTTGACGCTCTGGCAATATCGCCAGTTGTAGTATTAGCCGAGTCAAGTAATGCTTGCTTGCGTTTAATATCTCCTGCGGATTGTGAGGTAATATAAGATTCATCTACATCCCTCATGTGTTGGGATTGCTCCGGGTTGAAAGCATTCTGCCAACCGCTAGCGGGACGATACGGCGCTTGAGTCGCCGCAGGCTGCTTAGTGGTAGGGTCAATCCACTGTTGAGTGGCGGGGTCGTAGGTGTTCTGGTAGTTCGTGGGTGAATAAGCCGCGCGAGCTAGGGTGCTAAGAATATCAACAACATTATTTAATGGCATAAATTTATTAAACTCCAATGATAGAAGCTAGAAGTTTCAGAATCCCTCCGCTGGCAGTTCCACCCGCAGAGGATAAGGCTCCACCAACTGAGGAGAGACTAGAGCCTAATCCACCAGAGCCGCCCTTGCTAGCAATACCACCAGCTTGGGATAGCGAGTCTCCGAGCGACTGTAACCCACTACCCGGTGCAATGGCCTGAGATTTATCCTGACCACTCGCCTGACTCATCCCAAACGACGGGTCGATGTTCATATTCTGCAACTGTGGAAGACCATACATCTGCCACACCGGAGTTGTATTAAGCGGTTCCATAAATTTTCTCTAGGGTTTTGACCATTTGGGTATAGCGAATTAATGCTTCGCGGTTCTTTTCTTCTTTAATTAAATCTACGCAGTCCTTGACAGTGGAATAGACATACTCGCACATGAATGGAGCGTGGATAATCTTTGCAGCAAGCCTAGGAGCGATACGTTCATACTCATCAATAACGGGCTTGGAGACAAAGGTTTCACGAAACTTACGCAGAACTGTAAGCTCCTCGCAATCATCAGGGAGACCCTTATATTGACAACAAGCTGTAGTCAAGAAACAGCCCATATTGAACGAAGAGTTATTACTCGCTCCAATCCCCGTACCACTACTCATCGAGTTCATTAGAGAATTACTCGCTTGGATAGGCGAGGTTGCATTGTTCCCAATCGGCCCGAACACTCCTGTGGTTGCGGCTAAACTCCCAGCGTTAGCACCAGCAGCAGTAGAGGCGGCGTTAGTCGATTGATTTAGCAGAGGCAGCTTGGAATTAAACGCCCCTCCGAAGTTAACTGCATTCTTAATTGTATTCAACGCATTCGAGTTGCCTAGATTCCCCGTCGCTAAATTCCCCTGATTAGTCGAACGCTCAATAGCATTACTCTCACCCGGTGATAGCCCGTTCATGTTAACAGCATTAACTCCCGCCACAGCTCCTTGATTAGCCGCGCCAAGCGCAGGACTACTCTTATTCGCCGCAGTTGTGGCGGTCGATAACATCTGTGGCAACGCAGTATTATATAACGAAAGAAGCTGTTGCGGAGTCATCTGTGGATGACTAGTCGAGGTACTAGTCCCAGAGGAAGAACCACTACTCTTACTAAGCTGTTGGCCACTCCCAGAGGACGACCCACCAGAGTACAACCTAAGCCCAAGCTTCTCTTCGATCTTAAAATTATTAATCATATCTATTAACCTAATTTGTTGTAGAGTTTCGTTGTGTCAAAATAAACATCTCGTCCATGTCGTTGCGCGCCGATTGAGTAGTCTGGGAACATACTCTTCGCCTTCATCGCAAAACGACTTAGAGTTTCCTTGGACATCGCCAAGTTCTCGTCGACCCAAATCGTCTTCTTCTCGGAGCACACACTAGCTAGTATCATCCCAACTAGTCTACCATCCAATCCCTGTTCATAGTACAACGATTGATTCACCAAGCCGTCATAAAGCATCTGAGCTATCTGCCCGTCTGAATAACCTCGAAAAGTCTTCACTCCCTTATTCGCCAGAACAAACTCAAAGAGTTCTTTGAACTTCGGTGCTGTCTCGCACGCTGTTGCTTGTTTAGTGTCCATTGCTACTCGGTAATGTCTTGCGCTCATGTTAGATTAATCCTTGTGAACTCGCGGAGTTAATAGGGGTTAGGGTTTGTAATTCTAGGGAAAATTGTGTCAATGAACCATTTGTCCATGTGAAGACGATGAAGTATTTCCATCCTTGGTGAATGTCCGGGGTAGTCCAGAGAATGTTCATTAGTTGGGTGTTTATATCGTCTAGGGCTAGTGGGTCATTCGAGACAGGTACGGCCTCTTGGAAAGTAACTTTCTTCGTAATCGTCTTAGAAGCCGCGATTCGATTGTTGAAATACGGCGTAAACGAACACTGGCAATTCTCCGTTATCTTGTTGAGAATCACCCTAGTCTTGTCGAGCTTCAATTCGATCTTCGGCGTAGCCGTCTTAATCGTAGACCCCGCGTAGATGATCGAAGAACACACTCCAATAGTTCTAACATACGGAGTAGTCTTATTCGGGCCGACATATAGTGTGAACAACCTATTATCCGTAGTTACAGCGTACAGCCTCAACACCGTGAGTTCAATCTTCGCAAAGGTCTTAATCGCTATCCCACCAGTTTGTTGCCGGTCGAAACTAACCCAACAGTTATTAATCGTATCATACTTTGCAATCGCAGGGCCGAAGATGGTATTCACCGAGTATAACTCGTAGTTATTGTAAAGTATCGCAGCGGTAGCAAAGTCATCTTGAATCAATGGACTCTCTTCTGGGCCGAATGCTCCTTGGATATCCGCAGAGAACACAGAGTTACGGCCTTGGTTCTCTACTTGTTCGACGGCATTGAATGAACGGATTCCGGTCAGTTCGATGAATCGAGTATCTCCTAACGTATCAATAATAGTCCTATCTGAGAGACACGTCGCGTTAAATAAGAACTGTCTATTAAACGTATACTCCCCGAAAATCGTCGGCGCAGTAGCAGACTGATTCAACGTAACCGCGAAGTTAGCATTACTAGCTGAGACGAATATTCCCCCTGTGGAAATCGGTCTAACACAACTAATCCCCCCAACTCCAACTCCGTAGGAAGTAGTCGTCGCATCGCCACCACCAAACTGCCAACAGGCGTGTAGTAGTTCATTACCCACCTGAAACGTACTACCAGTTCCAGTCACCAAGTTATTCGTCACATTCACCACAAAATCTAACGGCCTTCCCGACACAGAACGGTAAATAGAATTAAGGTCAGGAGACACAATGAACAGTATCCCATTCGACCAGCACATGGAATTTCCAACAGGAACGTATTCGCGAAGATCATAAGTCGGGTCGGAGCTAGTTACTAGATGCCCACCAGTGTAAGGGCCGACCACAGTATTAGTTGCGTCGGTAAACCCAATCGCCCATTCGTCAAAGGTTTGTGTAATTCTAACGGCGGGGAATCCACTTCCGTCGAGGAAGATAAAACACGGCTGGTTGACATTATCCTGAACGAGAAGTCCGGGATTATTGCCCCCGGCTGAACCCTCGACTATTAGTTGATTAATCCCAGAGGATGGTGAGGCAAACACTTGGGAGTTCACTGTAGCAGAGTTAGCCAGTCGAACATAGTTAGTTAAATTCACTGGAACAGGACAAGTCCATAATCTAACCGCGCTCGACGACATAGAGAATCCCTCAATCTTCGACCAGACAATATCATTGTAGAGTCTATACCACGCACTCCCGGAGACGAATAGTATAACATACTCGCCGAAGGTAACGCATTCTTGGATAATCCCTCTGGGGATTGCTAAGTCCTCTACACTAGCAAGGACGGGGTCTAGAACATCTAGGCGATTAGTTAAATCGAATCCAATCCGATACTGGTTCGTTTCTAGACGCGTATCATCGAGGAGTAAATTCATCCCTCCTCGGAAGGACTGTTGATTATACTCCGAGCCTTTTTGTGTTGTTGTATCGTCTTGGCCGTTCATACTAGTTATAATGATGTCTATAAACAACAACCCACTGGTTATCCTCGAATGTTAAGAACTCTCTCTGAATGTATCTGCACACATTCATAGCTTCGTAAAACTTAACCCACGCTTGTCGGTTGGTCATATTTAATACCCAAATCCTCTCTGTCCATAGCCTCTCCGATAAAGCCTTCTCTGTGATCTAATCCTAGGAAGCAACTCATCATGCGGATTCGCAACCAGTGCGATCACATCTTGCGTCGCTCTATTCTGGTCTTCATTCAACCTAGCTAGTGTCCTCGACGCCTTAGTGTCAAATGCAATAGCCAAGTCCGCCTTACCCTGCTCCTCACACCAGAGCTGAAACATCTTATTCACTAGAACGTCGTCATACTTCTTTCCGAAGACGAATTCATCGCTGTCGTTCGACAACTCTGTCAACGCAATCTTGAACAGAATCTCTAAGTAATGTTCATTCGGATTATTCGACGTACTCAACCAAGGACAACTCGACACGTCAACAATCTGATACTGCGCAGCTAGTTGGTTGTTCGGGATGGTAGTTAAGAGTTTCCCATCTATATCCGACAGGATAACATCAAATCCATTAACCCGGTCTTTCTTCACAGAGACATAGTTCGTAAATGCGTTCTGTGTCTGCACACTAACTTGTGTCATCGTCAGTGTCTCAAAAGCATTCGACGAATTAACCGTCGGCCCCGAAACCGTTACTTGAATCGGGGGATTCTCCACCGCTCCAACACTCACTACTCCCACTGACGCGTTCGACACAGTGGACATCAACGCCCGAATATTCAACAGCCGAATATTCCTCCAAGAGTCTCCCCAGTTGAACACATTATACCTCGGTCGCATCTGGTTGATACTCCAAGTAATTTGTGAATCCGCTTCGCGAACCGCTCGAATCTGTCCCACGTTACTCGGACAAGAGATAGTCTGGTCTCCGTTAATTTTAAAGACCTGCTCCATCAACGAACCCGGCGGGTCACATTGAGTATAGAGTTCCCTCGCAGCTTCGTTGAGCCATCGAAGCAGAGTTAGTCGTTCAGACGGAACTAGGGGATTCAACCCCGCCTTCACTCCGACTTGGCTAAGTATAAATTGAACAGACATAGAGTTAAAGAACAATAACCGACACGTCTGCACTGTCAATCGCCGACATACCTGCGCTGCCAGCAGCTAAGTTATAAACCAGAACCTGAACATAGTTTGTGTTCTTGGCTATAACTCGAACAAAGACGGCATTCGCCATTGAGTTAGAATCTGATGCTTGGGCGAGTACGAGGTAACTCGCACTTCCTTTGGGGGTGGTAAAATAGATTGTGTACAGTCCAACTCCATTGTAGGTAACAGACTGTGTTCCTGCATCTACAATAGTCGGAGAACTACCCACATTCAAATTCGATGTTCCGATGTAGTTACAATACTTAACTGTCCCAATCGTGGTAGTTCCAGACCCGGCTATAATACCACTAGTAACAACAACAAATGAAGCATTTGTAGTAACTGTCGTAACAAGCCACGTTCCGTTAAGGTTCGCGTACTTCGTACCCATTCCGGCAATAGTAACATAAGTCTGTCCGGCAATTAAAGTTCCTGTCGCTGCTGTACTCAATGTCCATGAATTGGTAGTAGCTGCAACTGCCGTAACAGTGATAGATTGCCCACCTTGAATCTCCGCCACCGCACTAATAGAACCGGCAGGAAATGCTGCTGTTGGAGTAGTCCAATGAATAGAGTTATCCGCCCGAGCAACTGGAATGTACCCCGCTTGGTTATCCGGTTCAGGCATATTTAGAATAGCCTTAAGTACCCAACTAGCGGGTTGACCTGTTCCATTCAATGCCATTACCACACTATTCGCGGCGGGGCTTCCTAGAGTTGTGTCAATAAACCCCGGAAGAATCGGAGTCCCAGAAAACTTATTCGACTGATTCAGAATCCCATTAGCGATTTGATTGATAGAATTCAACGCATTCACCCCCAGAGTAAAGCCCGTTCCAAATGACCCAGTGATTGCCCCCGGAACAGGAGATGATTGAGAGGTTAGAGCGTTAAGCATCAATGCACTAAGGCCAACTACTTGACTAGCAGAAATCCCACCAGTTAGTTTATCCGCCGTAATAGTATTCGCAGCAATTTGAAAGCCTTGAAGTTCACCGGGGCCAATAGACGCAGAGGTTACACTATTCCAGTTGAGCAACTGGGAGGGATTTGTTGGATTAGCAGAGTTTGGATTCCACAGATATGCCGTCACGAACACTCCAGAGGAGGTTGGATACCCAACACGAACCCAGATGAATGTAGTTAGAGTGGTGTCAACCACTGGATTAGGAACACTCGGAACTCCACCAGCATCGTCGAGAGTGGTGATAACCCCGCCGATTGAAGTGGAGAAGGTAGCCTGTGTAATAAGCTGACCAATCTCTGCACCTGTAAGTCCCGGAAGACTTGTTGGGTCAAAGCCGGGTTGTAGTACTTGTTGACTCATATTTAATTAGTTAGTTGTTGAAACTGCATTTGTTGGAAAGGTTATTGGTAACACGAATGTGTTGGTGAAAATAGGCTTAATCCAGTTTAGGTATTGTTGAACAATATTCGCCGGGAGCATTATTGGCGTCGAAGGATTCAAGTCATCATATGACGTTATGCAAACTAACTCAGCTACTTTTCCTGTCATTGCTGAGCCGTCAAATACAATAACGCTAGTGGCAGTGTTGCTGCCAAGATGTGGAACAGTGACAAAGTCACTCTCTGATGCGACACCGTACCAGATGGGATAAACTGCCGCTTCTGCTACTCCGGCGTTGACTCTAACTACTACAGTACATTTAGTGTTTGTAGTTATCCTGCTGTCAACTTGACCATTAATGCTATATGTTCCAGTGCCACTTGCTTGGATAGTAACTAAACCCGCACAACGTAGAGTATAACCAGCCACGTTAACTGGTATGAATGAAATAATAACCGAGCTAAACGTTGCGATAGTTGCAGTCCAGTTTGTTATTCCGGGAGTTGGTTCTACTGCATGACCATTACCAAAAGGATAACCAGCAGCAGCGTTAGTTCCAACTAAATTAACCGGAGCATTCAAAGAGTAAGACGGAATCCATGTTGTGAAATTACTTTGAAAGCCTGCATTATCCCATTGTTGGATTACATCAGCATCGACACCATCTAAACTAACAGTTGTAGGAACAGTTTGGGGAGTTAGGAATCCACTAATGTCTGTAAAATTAACTACCTGCCCATCGTTCCCCGCCAATGGCTGGTCAACTCCATACCTATAATCCTGCTCTCCGCCTACGGTGGTGTAGAAGTTAATCGCTGTCGCCTGACTAGCATTCCCCTGACTAGTGCTCCAAACCTCGAGGCGGAAGTTCTTCAAAATCGGCTGGCCTTCATACATCGGGATATTAACATCCATCACACTCCCAGAAGCTTGCCAGATGATATACCTAGTTAACTTCGCCCCAACTCGATACGAGATACAAAGTGTGAAATTCGGCGTCCCCACACTCCCAATCGCCGAATTAATCGAGAAGTTATTCGGGGCCTCTACGTTGAACGCTGTAACAATATCCGAATACCCAGCCCAAGTAACATCTGCATTAAACACCGGCAGAGTGATGTAGGTCATCGTCCTAGTCAATGGCCCGCCTTGGTAGTTAACTCCCAACCAACGCTTTAGCGTTCGGGGAATAATAACCGCACCTGACTCAAACGGGGGAAAATTAGGTTGTGGCATAAGGTATATATTGACTCCATTCTCTTCCTGTAGAAATGTGAGATACATGGCTTTGAGATATATTAAACATAGAAGCAATCTCAGCCTGCGTATGTTCTCCGCCATCCAACAATCTTTTTATTTCGGCCGCATCTTCTTTAACAAGCTTTCCAAAATTTCTGTTCCTTATAAATCTATCATCTGTGTTTTTCTTATCGCTACCTAAATACAGGTGTTCAGGATTTACGCAGAGCGTATTGTCGCATGTATGAAGAACAAGCATGTCGTCGGGTATATCACCTTTGTGAATCATGTATGAGATTCTGTGAGCTAAATACCTTAGACCTTTTCCTATTCCTAAGTTTCCGTAAGTTCCACGGCTGCTTTTATTGACTGGCCCCTTCCAGTTCCAGCACTTATCAGTAGCCTCTGTATAATGCTCAACACGATGTTTGTTTGCGCAAGCCATTTCTACAGTAAGCGGTGGTTTTGGCCCAGTCTTGTATGGCATATAATGTCTCATAAATTAGTTAGAAATAGTCGCCCTACTCCTTCGAGGGAGAAACAAACAAGAACTCTTAGTTTCAGGCGACATAGTTAAGCTACTTGAGTTGTGATGGGTTTAATCAACGCAGCAATATCACTCGTTGAAGGTTTGTTATTTAATGTCATCCGGTCAGCATCAAAGGCTTTCCAACCAAACAACCCTAGCATGTGATAGATAATTGTCCGTTCTAGCCAACTGCACCCTTCGGACTTCAAACACTCTTCGATTAGATCATTCGCTCTAGAATCATTCGTGTCAGTTATCATAAACGGAATCCACGTTCCATCTTCTTGGAGTTGTTCTAGCTTACCTCGAAACGCCCCGTCGTGCATTATCCCACTCGCTAAGTACGGCCCGAATCTCTCAACCACGTTCTCAACAATCCTAGGAACACTCAACCCATCACTCGCCGTCATAGTCCTCAACTGACCAAACTGTTGGGAGTTGTAGTAGAGGTATTCCTTCAACTGAAAGTCAACCCCTGAAACGAGATCGAACTCCACAACTAACTTAGTCTGTTGAAAACCGTAGGTCATAGATTCTATGGCTTCATCATCGCCATTGTGTTAACAATCCCTGCGATAGCTTGAACAGTCGCTTGGTCAGGGCCAGATTTATTCGCCGAAGCGTGCCAGCCATTGGTGGTATATGACCAGTCATAACTCTCAGAACTCCACGCAGCCCGTGAGTTACGAAGTGTTTGAGTTGAACCATCTTTACCTGTATAAGTAAAGGTCGTGGTATTACATCCAGCAGCAATTAGAGCTAGTGGAATTAGAAGTAAAAGTTTTTTCATATTTTGTTTAATTATTCACCGATGTATTGCTGGCCCGAAAACTGCCCATCCTAGCAAAGCGAAAAGAATCCACTCAAAGAGTTGTCCACCTACCCAGATCATTAAGTTGGCTTTGTTTGTTATGCAACCGAAAACTAACCAGACTAACATGATTATCCAGAATATTAAAGCTATTGACATAGTTTGTAAAGTGGTGGGTTATTAGTAGCCTCTAACCCACCAGATTAATTATTAGTTCGCCGGAGGCGTGAGTTGAGTAGTCGGCGTGGGAGTAAACGGCGTAGCCTCACCACCAACTGGCGTAATCGCCGGAGTAACCACACTCGGCCCAACTGGGGGAGTAACCACAATCCCCTGAGCTTGCTTGGCAAGTGCGTTACTAACACTCTGAACCGTAGTCAGAGCCGCTTGATCTTCCACACTCAATGTCCCCGGAGAGTTTTGGAATGCGTTAATAATCGAATCCAAATTCGCAATCCCGGTTGCGAGAGTGTTCAGCGACGTTTGAATCTCGGTGAGTGTGTTCTGTTCGCTTGTGGCGAAGTCTGTGATCTGTGACATAATACTTTCTTTCAGTTCTTGTAAGCTCTGTTTGGTTTCAAGAGACTTGATTAACTTACACAATCTAGTCGTCTCGTTTGTTAACTGCTCGAAGGCTTCTATCATTCTATAGAATGACATAGTTTAATTACTCTTCTCCGGCGATACCTTCACCGGTGTTGTTGTTAACGTGCTACTCGATTGAGTAACAACTTCACCCGAAGGTTTCTTAGAGCTAAAGCTTGTATCCACTTGTTCGGTTATCACTTGTGGTTGATTGGTCTTCATGTAGTTGAATACTTCAAACCCGATATGAACCGCGAATAATCCACAAGCCTGCTCCCAGTTGAGTCCGATATGAGGTAAGTGTGGAATCCCAACAGTATCAATCGCATTAGACCCCAACCACGAAGTGCCAGTTGTTCCAATGCACTTGATTAGGTTCGTCCTCAAACCATCCCACCAAGTCCTCCAGTCTGTGTATTTCTTAACGATCATTTGCTCCTCTCGTCAAGACGGGCATTTTGTTCTCTTACTAACTCAATTAACTTGTCGGCTGTTTCCAAGACTTTCGTAACCAATCCAACCACGCCGGATATTCTAAGAGTCACATCAGTTTTAACTGCGCTAACCTCATCCTGTGCTCTGTGCGCATCATTTGTCGCACGCTCGGCGGAGAGTTTCATTTCACTGGTCGCCTTCTCTATAGCAAGTTTCACATCACTAATCGCGGCATAAGTCTTACGCCCTACTGTAACTTGCGATACTGCCCAGCCTAAGGCTGAGGAGACGAGAGCTATTACAATCCCAACTATGATTTCGTTTTGCATGTTCTGTTTAATTATTAAGTGGATGTGGATATTGGAGTGGAGTATAACTAACTGGTGGAGTATTGGTGAATATATCAATACCTTGTTTAATGAACGGAGAGTCACCTGAGTCTGTACCGAGATAGAAATTATTATACCCCACGTTTGGCCAAGAGTTACTCCAGATACAGATAGGTTGGTAACTGTGGACGTAGTTAGTTAGTATACCCTGACCTACTTGTTCACTCGCGGGATAGTTGGCAGGATAGGTTAGTAGTGCAGGACAATATGATGGGTCGTATATAGTCGTAGACGCACACTCCACACTAAAATGTCCCCAAGCATTAATCCCAAACTGTCCCGCACCCATTGCGTTGATAATGTTATTACTCCAGAAGTAACAACTCCCTCCACGAATCCAGAGGAGGATGTTGAAGTTATTAGGATTATTCTCATTAAAGACCCAGTTGTTCTCGTACATCTCTAGTTCCAATGAACCCTGAGCCACTCCCGGTGCTCCACTATTAACCCCATGAACTGTCTCGACGATGTTGGTTATATTACAATAGCGAAGCACAACTCTGAGTCCTCCCCATCCATCCACGACAGATGAGTTGAAAGAATGATTATTCGTCGGAGACGAGAAGTTACAATTCTCAATAACCACATTATTAGTCGTACCCCAACTATTAGGCTTCTGCCAACAGTATCCAGTCACTTGTCCATTACACTGTACGTTCAAGTAATCAGAGACATACCCTCCGGGGAAGTAGAAGTTACAATGATCGAATAAACCAAAAGGGCCATCAGTATTGATAGAGTTAGGGTAAGAAAGTGCAGCTCCGCAATGAATCCCCGAAGGTGTCGTTCCATTGTAGGGCGTAAGAGCTGTTGACGGTTGCATCAATGTGCAATGAGTAATACGAAAACAAACATTAGAACCATCAATATCAATCACTGAACCAGTAGGCCCGTTGGTTGGGTTCACGTCAAAGACGAAGTTGGAGATTGTAACAAACTGGCCCTGAGCACTTAGGTAGAAACCAGTACTAGAGTTAGTGTTGAATAGAATAGAACAAGTATTACTGCATAAGAGTGAAATCCCTGCATCAACTAAAGGCCCTTGACTCCACACATTAGTTCCACCCGGAATCCAAACAGTTGGAGCACCTGTGGTTTGAGCTACAGTAATCGCATATGAAACGTCATTATACGAACCAGAACTAGCTACAACGTAGTTTGTAGAACTCGACGCGGGGTTATTCGTCACACTAACAATGTTCGTTATAGTAACATGCGACGTAACTTGTGTGTAATTTGTAACACTAAACGTATTTGTCTGGTTGACAATATTCGTCAGATACAAATAGTTAGTCTTGTAAACCAGTGCAATCTGATACAGAATCACCGGTTTACTAAAACCACTCGGATAATAGTCTGCTGTGTTAGATGAGTTCTTGAACTGATTAGGATTCATGAACTGAATTGGTCTACCTGTTCCAGCCAACAAGCTAGTGATTCCAACCATCATTATAATAAATGTCGTTAAGAGAGTCTTCATTAGTCATTTGTTTCTAGATAAATAAAGCGTAGCACGGCGCTGGCGGCACCTGAGCGTTGCCCAGAAATGCGGCGGCGAAGAGGAATGGAAGGAGGGGTTTCATTAATGGTTTTTCCAAACTGGCATGAAGTACACGCTTCCAGAATTGGTGACAGGAAACCATAAATCGACGGCAGTAACGCCTATCGTCACGTTTGATGGCCCCGCGTTGGTTGTTGAGAGTGTTAGTGTTGAGGCTAAAAAATTTACAACTGAACCACCCCATGTCCTTGGGTTCGTGTCCGGCACAAAATTACCGGCCATTGTTGCTGACCCAATAATTCTTAGTGTCTTGCCATTTCCTCCTAACGATACGTTGTCTGTGTTGGTCAATCCAACAAACGACCCACTGCCATTGGTTGTGAGGTTGAACATGATTCCATATTGGTTTGAAACCACCAAGCTAGTTCCGTTAGTGCCAATATAAAATGCGCCAATCTGCGCAAATTGTTGAAGGCTTGATGACGCAGTGTTCGTCAACCCGCTGCCGTTGCCGGAGATGTTCGTCGCTGTCACTGTTCCAACATTCAAGTTGCTGACGGTCACAAACTGCTGGTTGTTCGTCACCACACTTCCCGGCAAATTCGCGGTGGGAACTGTGCCGCTTGAGATTGCGGAGGCATTGAGGTTGTTCAGGTTGGAGCCATTTCCAGCGTAACTTCCTGTGAAATTTCCCTGCCTAGTATCCCCAGTAATAATAGATAATGGAGCGTATTGGCGCAACGGGTCTCCACTTGATGCAGCCAGAATGCCGTAGTACGGGCCGTGCAATCCATCGGCTGTAAAATTAGTTAGGCACGCGGTTGTCAATCCCGGAAAGTTGGTGGATTGCAACACCTGCCATTTGCCACTATTAAGCGAGCTTTCCGTGGCGATGGCAGCGGTGTCGTAATAACCCGCAAGATATGGCACTAGATGGCTTCTGACCAGCGTGTTAAAGTTGGTTCTGTATGGCCCTCCGGTATCGGTTTGGTTTGCGAGCGTCATCCATCCATCGGACGAAGATGTCTCAGGCGACAATGTTTCCTGATATACCGGCACCGAGAATCGGCTATAGAAATTAGTGGCTAGTCCGAAGGTAGTTGCTCCAATGCCGTTGATTCCAAGTTCGCACCACACAACTGTTGCGAAATTGGTGAAATACATCAGGTTTGAGTGTGTGGTGTAGTTGAAGAACTGCGCCGAATTTACAGCCAGATTGCAGCTTCCGTAGTACGGACAAATAACGCGGTCTATTCCTAGATAGGGGCTTGGAAACCGTTGAGAACCCCCGGCGTTTCCGAAACTGTTCACATCCGCGTACCCATAGTCTCTTGAATCTCCCAATATGAGAACCGATTCTTTCGTGGTATTGCCAAGCACAGCTATCGCCCCATACATAGGGTTCGCCGCATTTAACTGAGACATGGATGCTCCATTGGTTGTCTTATCACTTCCGGTTGCTCCAAGCTCTCCGTAGTCATAAGGGCTTGAGCTTGGTTGATAGATGATGCCTGCGCCATTTGTGTAATAAGCGCAAACCCAAAACATTGCACCTTGCGGTATTCTTGGTTGTGATTTTAGGTCGGAAAAGGCCATTGTCCCACTTGGAACATTGCTATACTGTTGCCCGCTGAACAATAGTTGGTTGAATGTTCCTGACGGATACATAATGCTCGCCGCCACCGTTGCCGCACCACCAGACCCAGTTTCATCGCCATTATTACCATAGAAGTTCGGAAGAACTACTTGAATGTTTGTTATATCAACAGCTGCAATGAAAGCTTGGCGCGAGCCAAATACCTTATTGCCAGATACTAGAGCATTTGGAACACGACCTTGGCCAGCTACGAATCCTAGATATGGTTTAGTGGTAGTATTCACACTGCTGGTATTGGTATTAGCCCACTTGCTATTCGCAAAATTATACGAAGTTAGCGGTTTAGTCTGATTCAAACCATCATTAACCTCATTCGTCGTAGCAGTGTATTGGTCAGTAACATACTGACCCCGCGCCGCAACCACACTAACCGCCAACAATACTAGTGCTAATCTCATTGGTATAAAACAGTAATCGTGAAGTTACTCCAATTCGTCACCGAATTCCTAGCTCCATTCCATATAATCCTACCAACCGCCGTTGCTGTAGAGACTGAACCTTCATAAAGATGCGTAGCATCTGTTCCAAGAAAGAAGTACGGCTCGGAGAAAGAAGCATCCCATACGTTATTAATCGCAACACTCTGTCCGGCAGTCATTCCTCCATCATTGGTAACGCAATTCACCACAGCATTAATCACCGAAACCTGTTTCGTCTCACTAACCGACTGCATTGCAGTAGCTATTCCTATGAATGTAGTTGTGGTAACTCCATTAGTCCCTGCTACGCCTTGAGGGCCTGTTGCACCAGTATCTCCCTTAGCACCAGTCGAACCTGTGGCTCCCGTGGCTCCAGTCGCTCCATTTAATCCATTAGTTCCATTTGACCCAGTTGCACCCGTTGCCCCTGTAGCACCAATAGGAATTCCAAAGTTGAAAACCAAATTAGACGAACCAGAAGCATTCGCAGTAGCTAAACCCCCAACCGGAACATTCGTAACCGTCGAGACACTAACACTCACAGGGAAGATATTCGTCACATACGTTATATTCGTCCCTCCCCCACTACCTCCACCCGCTATAGTTCCGCCACCGGGGCTAAGAGTTCCAGCCGCGAAGCTAACACCACCAAGACACAAGAGAGTTAAGAGAATATTCTTCACAACTTAGACTCCTCCTTGATTCATATTGAGAATAGTCATTTTCCCTTGCTGCCGACGCCGACGAACAGTAACAGAGACCGTAGTTCCCGCCTGACTCCATACACAAACCCTCTGTCTATGGGTAGAGCAGTCTAACTGCTGACCAGCAAGAAGCATTCCATGATACGCGTTCGTCCCATCGCACATCGGATTACCACCAGAGTCCGAAGTGTTCTCTGCATAGTATAAAGTGTTGGCTCCAGTATTCTGAATCAACCGCAGAGAGATTTCACCAGTTCCTTTAAGCTGTTCGTCAGGAAGGACTTCCTTTGGAGTCGCGGCGGCGACTGTAATAACCATCGGCGGGTCAGTGTAGACATCGCGCTCTGCAACATTGCCATAGACGTAAAGCATAGGAGGGAAAATTAAATTGTTGTAGTTTAAAAGAAAGAGTGGGTGGATTTAGTCCACCCACTCCAGAGTTCGCTATTGCTGATATGTGATCGTCACACTAGCAGGCCCACCCGTCCCAACCGCTCCACTGTTCGTAACCCAAATACCAGTACTGAACCAATAATTAACATTGTCAGCCCTAGTAGAAGTTCCGCCGAGCGTAGAAATCTGCGCCCGAATCGGATATAGGTTAGTTGTCGCTGCAACTACGTTGTTAGTAACATCCACCAAAGTGAAGTTAGTAATCGTCGTGGTGACACCGAAGTAGTTCGTATACACCGACCAGCCAGTGTTATTCGTCGCATACGAAACAGTGTTTGAGTACGCCGGGGTAGCATATCCAAGCTGATTCGTAGGAGTGTCGATCAACTGAATCCCGTAGACATTAGTCGAAGTAGAAGCCGCGACAATAATCTGAGAGACTTTCGCCATTCCATTAACCGCTCCGAGCAGATTCGTCATCGTGCCGGGGAGTACAGTTAGAGTAATCTGCGCAGCTTGGGAGCTAAGCCCTACTGCAAGAACCAAAGAAAGAAGAATCTTTTTCATATTCATTATTTAATTAGATTGGTTTGCTTTAATTAGGCGAGAAGGCGCGTCGGGCGTTTACGTTCAAACACCATTGGGAATGCGAAGCGCCGTTCACCGGGGAGATAACCATGAGTCAACTCACTGATGAACTTCAACTGCTTACCGTAATGATTCAAATCATACGAACCATCCGCATACTGAATCAACACTTGGTCAGTCAGTTTAACTTCACCATTCCACCGAAGAGAGTAGAACTTCTCACTCGCCATGTTCGTCGTCGCAAACTCTTTCGGCGGAGGGCCGACTTTAATAGACTTACCAAAGTCCGCACCTAGCATCCACGCAACCTCATACGGAGCAGAGATCAAACTAGTATAATACGGATTAGGTTTCCGCTTAGAATCAGTCTGGTCGTAGATTTCCGGGGGAATCGGAGTTCCAGCAGCGTAGAGAAGATTACCATTCGGGTCGTTCACATTCGCCAGCGAGAATCGCAGCGGAAAGCGATTGAACTTAACAGTAGTGGTACCGAAGAGGAGTCCTTTGAATTCGTTGAACAGAATGTCGAGATTCAACGGCTTAAGAGTCTGAACGTCCGGGTCAAACATGAAGTTCATCCACGCCTCTGTAGAGGTAACGAGAACATACTTACCTTTCAGGCCCTCATTATCCACTGGCATGTTCCGGGCCTTCTCGAATGGAGGTGCCGCCAAGTCTTCTTGAAGAGACAACGCGGCGTTGTAAACATCACGCAACGTGAGATTTTGAAGAACCCCAGTTCCATTACCCGGCTGAGTCACTCCAACCAACCACGCAGCAGTCTTAGAACCCGCCGCGGTCATAGCAGCGTTCATTGTCCCGGTGGGACAACCACTAATCAATCCACTACCACACAGATACATATACGTCGCGGACTGCAACATCTGAGTTTCGAGAAACTGGTTATTCGAACAACCAATCTTCTCCACGATGTCTTTATTCGCAAACTGAAGATAGGTCTTCCAGAAGGAGTTGAACGAAGGAATGAAGTTAAACTGATACGACTCATAATCGTGCATGTACACGATAGCCGTTTCAACAGATTCAGACACCTGATAGATGTCTTTATTCGGCGCGGTAGTGATGGCATTCGGGAAGAACAGAGCACGACCAACAGGAGAACCCTGTGGAGTCACGCCTTTCATCACATTACCTTCATTCGGTTGCCAGTCAATATCCGAAAGAAGTTGTTCAAACACATTCCACTTAGGGAACTGTGCTACTTCGTTCTTAACGAGGTAGAAGGGAAGTTTCTGAAACCTGTCTGTGTCTTCCACAGCAGCGTTAGCGAACTGTGCAGGTTTGTCGTAAAATGCGGGCATAGTAGTTAAAAATTAACACCAACAATTGTTTTATTCAAACTTAGTAGAGTCAAGTCTGACAACTGTTGATGCCCTTCAACTACAGTAGCGTTTCGTATGCCCTTACGACAGAAGCGGGTAGATAGGGTTTAACTATCTACCCGGATGGTAGCAATTTGCGTGCCAAGATTAGGCACCACTAGCGTGGAGGTGTGACAGCGTTAGTTTGGTCTGATAGGAATTTCTAGCAGAGGACTGTTTAGCTCATCTCTAGGCCCACTATTACGCCAAGACAGAATCTTAAAGTGATCTTCAGGACTGTAACTAATTGTTTCCAGAATATCCACATCTTTAGATATATCAATACATCCTGTGACTTGTTGTACGGTACAAATATCATGCTTCGCACGAACTTGAACTGTATATCCGAACAGTCGGATAATCCACATGAGTACCTTGAATTTCATAAACTCTAGTCAGGAAGTCCACCAAGATCAAAGCTAGCCGGCCCACCGAATTTACTCTTCGCAACTCCGCCTCCGGCATTCGCAGGTTTATCTGAACTGGTCGGCTCTGCCCTGAGTGCATCAGCTCTCTTAGTCTCGGTGATCTGCAACTGTGCTTGGAGATTCCTAATCTCACTAGCGTAGACCTGAAGTGCAGCAAACATATTCGCCCCAAGCTCTGCGAGTTTACTCCCTCTGTGATATGCAGGGAGTAACTCCTTAAAGTCATTCGTAATCTGTTTAATCGAACGCTCTCCTAGATTAGGAATCGTCACAGTCTTCTCCGCGAGCGCAGGATCAGCTACCCAACTGAACTTACTCTTCTGGACTTCATCAATCGCAGAGTTGTCTGTCGCCACCCTATTCGCATAGCTCTGTTGCATCTGTTGGAGTTGTCCCGCCATCTGTTGAGCAGACCCCTCACACTGTTGCATTCTCGAACGCACGTCTTCTTCATCCATCTCTCCCGGAGCACGCTTAGTGTCGAATACTGGTTTACCAGATTTATCCCAACCGAGTAACGGACTCCACTCTTTTCCCGTCTTGATATTAACTAATTGGTTCTTCCAAATCTGCGCCTCCGCGCGTAGATAGTCTACATCCTCCGCAGCTTTAGTGTATGCCGGGTCTAACCTATACGCCTCCGGCGATTGGAGATAAGTCGAGTCCTTCAACTTCGCAAGTTCCTTATTCTCCTTGATTATCTTCGCAGAGAAGTCAAACGCCGTGTTCGACATCTGTTTCAGTTGAGTCACCTCCTCCGGGGAAAACCCTGTGTAATCTCTCGTCTTATCACTAGGCTTAACCGGCTCGCCGAGTAGGGGATTAACCTTAGCCGGAGTTTCTACTATCTTATCTGCTGGTTTAACCGATGGCTCTACTTGAGTACCAACTTGCCTAGCGGATTCGACAGGTAGTGGGGTCTCTTTAGCCGGAGTAGGCTTAGCTGTCTCCACAGTCTTCCCTGTCGAAGCATCCTCTGGAGTATAGCCCGGAATATCTAGATCATCTGCATCCGCTGAATCGAACTTAACCGCCATAGCCTCGGCCGTCGGCGGCTTAGCCGTCGGAGCCGTAGCTCTACTAGGAGCGGTCGAAGCCGGTCGGCTAGGAGTATTAACCGAACTAGCTGGAGCCGGTGAATTAACTACTGGTTTGTTTGTTTCTATTGTAGGTTCCATATTACTTAATCACTTCTTTCACGAACGTTGTTGTTTCTACTAAAAGTTTCCTAACCTGTTTCTGCTCTCGTAGCTGAGCGAGAAAGCTTCTCACTTCTACTTCCGTTGCAGCTACACTCTTATCCGAGAGCCAAGATTCAAACTTCGCAATCTTCCCATCGAGAATCTCGACTAGATGCTTTGTTACTGCGTTCTGCTGCCAGAGTTGATGCTGTGTCGCTAGTATAGACCTCGCGGCCTCTTTCTGTTGTTCTTCGGTCATTGTTGTTTCTTTCCTTGTGATTGACTCTGTTGGCTCATCTGTTGTTGAAGCTGTTCAATCTGACTCGCAGCTTGTTGAATCTGTGGAAGTGCATTCTGTTTCCCAACATCCGAGAACATCTCTGGGTGTTGACTAAGCCCAACAATCTTCTGTGCCATTTGTATCGCCGCTTGTTGTAACTGCGCCTGCTGACTTTGTTGAGCCTGCTGTTGCTGAGCCTGAGCCTGTAATAGAATCTGCACATACTTCTGTGCAGTCTCAGGAAACATCTTCTCTAGTGCATCACAGAGAAAGGCCATGTTCGCCGGAGTTCCTTGAATCACCGGCCACGCAGCCATCATCTGTGAGACTAACTGTTGACGCTCAATCACATCCACATCTCCCGCCGGTTTCACAACCCAATTCATCGCGTAGAGTTGAGCTAGCTCTGGGCTAACCTTAATCAGCCCCGCCGTCACCCTAGACTTAATCACATCAAACATCAACTGATACGTCTTCCTCAACGCAGTCGAGAAGAGAACTACCTGAACCGTCGTAAGAGTCGAAGCACTCTGCGAAGCAGCACTAATCTCAGTCGCAGTCTTCCTACTGTCTTTCCGATTATTCGCTGCGAAGTTCACCTGACTCATCTCAGCCATGTTCTCGGTGATTAGAGATTGAATTGCCGTCATCATACTAGCATCCGGCGGATTCAACTGAAACTGCTTAATCTTCGAGTTGATTAGCGCCCCGGTGCGGAAGAAGACATTCTTCTGTAGTTCTATGTCATCATTCGGATCATCTACGTCCTTCGAGAAGTAGAGTCCAGCTCCGCGCCTGTGAGCGGTGACGTAACTAGAAAGTAAACTCGATGCGCCCTCTTGTACATCCTGATCGAGTATCACTCTACCGGGGAGCCTAGAAGTCGTGTCATTCTCTGAAATCATGTATGGATACAAAACATATGGATAGTTAGTCTCATACACATCTTCACTAGCCGGCGGCCCTCCAACTACTGTAGGCGGGCCAGTTACTTTCTTTCTCCCAATACTCAAAGGACGCGGCGCGCGCAACCAATCATCTCCCCTCTCATCACTCGCCCAAGCCACATGCACAACTCCCTTATTCCTGAACATGATCTTGTAGATCATATACAATGACTTATCTTTCTTCTCGACCATATCCCCACTGGTCGAACCGTTCTCCACTCTATCTCCATCAACTACTCTATCTACCTGAACGGGGTCAAACTGTCCGAGCGCCGCCAAGTTCTTCATCTTCGTCTTAGTGTAGTAGTATTTCCTGCAAACAATCTCACACTCTTGAATATCCCTAGTGTCGTTTATGAATCCAAAGTCTCCGTAAGCCATCGTCTCAATAGCTACCTCACCACTTTTCGACTGGTCGTGAACTACTTCAACGAACCGATAACCATCTTGCTGGAATCCATCAATCGTCGCATACAGCGGTTGCTGCCAACCCTCATACCTAAGCCTCTCCGTCAAATCATGCTCAATCGCAGAGGAATCTTGTAGAACATTATCCGCACACTTCAAGATCGCTGCTCTGTTTGATTGTGTCACATACTGGACATAGTATGGTTGTTCTCGACGAATGTTTGCATCAATTAAGTGGAGGGGAATATAGATTTCATCGGGGGCAATACGCGAAGCCGCTTTCTGACCCTCTATATCCACTTCTCCCCAGCGTAAACGCCGAGCAGCGAAGCACTTATCTTGAAGCTCATGGGCAGTTGAGACGATGTCTTTGATCTTGAGAGACCAATCATCATACTTCAGACTACCAATATATTCCTCTGATGTTTCGTCGGGCATGATTAATCGTTTGGTTTAGTTGTTTTAATTATATCTTCAGCCAATCCTGCTATGTGAATCCAAGCATTAGCTTGTTTTCTTTTAGCCGAGTCAGAGTAGAACACATGCCAGACAGGGAGTGGTTTTCCATCATAAGCTAAACCTCCCACAGCTTTGCAATACTCATCATAAAGTCTACCAGCAACATTAGCTCGTTTCATGTCATTCATTCAGGAACTCCTTCCATGTCAAAGTCCCCCGACTTCTCCGCTTTCGTCTCACTCTTCATCAACTCCTTCTCCCTATCCATAATCTTGCTCCTCAAGTAGTCAAGTTCGACCTTCGTCGCGGGAGTGATGATCTCTTGGACTTCTCTCTGAAACTCTTCGGTAATATCAACCGAACCTTCGGAGGATTCAGACTCATCCGAACTCTCTTTAGTTCCTCCATTATTTGTTGAGGTGTCTGGTTCATCGGCATAGCCTTTCACCATATCAGTAGTTGCTGGAGATGGCATAGGTTATTTCGCAGGGTAAAGAGTTGCATTAAGAGTTCCGGGGATGATAGGTGTACTACCCACCTGACCTTGCACAAGTTCCTGCTTAGGAATATTCGACGACTGACTCGGATTGAACTGTTGCGGCCGCTCAGGAAGTGGCGCAGCCTTTAGTTGAACCACCGGCGCGGGGACTACATTCGCCTTCGCTGTAGGTTTGGCCACATCCACCACTCCTAACTTCATCGTAACAGTCTGACCACAGGTGTCTTTGTAGTTCTGGAGTTCCGCTGCATTAGAGCGAACCACCACCACATTACCGCATTCGGGACAAGTGTATTTATTCATGTTATCACCAACTCTTTCTTATTTTGATTGTTAATATTTAACCGCTTAACTTGCTCTTTGAGCCGTTTGAAATCTCTACTTGCACAGGTCTTGGCATACCCTCTAGTCCTATCCTCATCATACGAGTCCGACGACCACTTGCGTAGATCGAATCGTTGAACTTCAATCTCTACCTCTTTCCCCTTCGCTGCGTCGAGTTCCTCTTCACTCCATTCCTTTACTATCCCTGAATCATCTACTTCGAGTTTGGACTTGTAATTACTGAAACATAACACAACGGAGTCGCCTCTATCAGGACTGGGTCTTCCAGCCGCACGTGCTTGAAGTTTGGATTCAAGTTTATGTTTATTTCCTTCGGTGATCTTGTAGTATCTAGTAGCCAGTTGACGAATAAGCCTATCGTCATTAGCCAACCAGATTTCACCTGTTTCAAGAAGTTTTCCAAATTTAAACCACATCTCTGCGCCTCTATTGAGATACACTCTATCATTATACGCCTTAGCTTGATTGAGTACATATCGTATATTCGTCCATCCCTTGCTTCGCAGTTGGTCGATAATGGGCTTGCCAAGACCACCCGCGTCAGCGTAAATGAAACTGTTTGGTCTGTCGAGTTCATATTTCTTAAATTCCTCCACTAAAAAATTAACTGTATCTTGTGTGTTGTTAAAGCGAAAGCCGATTACTTTGAGTAACTTATTTCCATTCCTAACTGAGAGTACTGTCTCGTCTCCACCGGCTGATAGGTCGAGACCGCCGGTATTAGTTGGTTCAGAGAGCCATCCTACTGTCGAACCCGACCGATTCACACACTTCCAAATATGCTGATATGGTATAACCGTCATCTCGTCAGTCGTACCAAACTCAGCAAGAACGCAAGACTTGAACGCTGCTCCACTCTCCCCGCCGGGCATACTTCGTTTTAGTTCCTCGATATAGGTACCATCTGACAAGTGAGTACAGTCATAGGCAGTAACGTGGTATTCGACCCAACTTCCTCTCTCAAGTGCTTCGCTAACTGAATGTATTGTTTTACGATTGATTGCACTTGAGCAAGTGTTAAAGAAGAATCCCATTGGGAGTCCCGGTGAAGAGACATCAACTCTATGAGTGAAGCCAGTGCAACGAGAGAGAGCGGTGAAGATTTCATCTGGTATTGATTTTGCTTCGCTAGTGAATATTGCTAGTTTACCATTGGGGACAATCGGATGCCACCCTTCTGCACGACCACTCTCGTCGGTGACAAACAACTCTATAGTCGAGTGAGAGACTAAGCATTCAAGATGCCTATAGTTCACTTTCCAAACCCCATCTCCACACTTCGTGTTCGTTAAATCTGCTAGTTGTTTTATGTATGTATAAGTCTGTCGGTCTAGCTGGGTGCCAGAGGCAGAAGTGACAATCGCCACACTCTCCGAGTACTTCACACAGAACCAGACTATACACGCTGCGATCAGGTATCTATCTTTGCCACTCCCATTCGCCGCCCTCACAGCTGCTTTAAACGGCACCTGTGCAGTCCAATCCTTGCTAGCAAAGTCTAGCATGAACTGAATCTGCCACTTGTATAACCTAGTCGGGTTAACCTCCGAGTGAAAGTCATCTTGGAGAAACAAGAGCATATCATACGGACTCTCCCACAAGTCAGAGAGGGACAGTTGAGTTGAATCGGCGGGGTTCATATTACGCATCCACAATAGTCTGTTCTCTTAACAGTCTGGCCCTTCCAGCTTCATAAGCAACAAAAATTTTGAAGTTAGCCTCTCCTACAGACGTGGGAAGCTGCTTAACCTTAAACTTCTCAAACCCTTCCGTAGTATCCACTTTAGCTTTCTTAACTCTTCCTATCCACCATAGAGCTAGTTTAGTTATGACTTTATTAAACATCCACCACCGTAGCCTCTCTTATCGACTTCGCCTTTGCCGCTCTCTCGACTAAGAACACTAGGTTATTATTCACCGTCGTCTGTTGAACCTTCGGCTTCATCAATCCCAGACCTTGCTTCAAAATCAACTCCACCGCCCTCTGTCTCACACTTCCGTTATCATCATTTAGATTGAACTTCAACGTCTCCAATGCCGCCTCTTGAAGATTCGCAAACTTGCCCTCCAGACCATTCTTCTCCACCGCCCTCATCGCTTCATTGTCCTTCGAGAGAATAGACGCAGCTGCGCCCGGAGCTAGGCTTAAAGCCTGCTCGATCTGCTCGCTAGAGAATCCCCTCTTCGCGAGTTCAACTATCTGTTGATTCGTGGCGTTCATTCTGGTAACTTAATCTCTCCATTCCACCTGTACTTTGGTGGTTCTGCTAAGATTCCACTGATTTGATTCTTTACTTGATTTGCTAAATCCACCACTGCGGCGGAGCGATTCACCATAGCGATAGCTGTATCACTCCACCCCTCCTGTCGTAGTTGTTCTTGCAATTTAGAATAACTTAGCATAACTACCTTTTAGGTAGCATTCCCCATGCCAATATTCCCCTCCACTATCCTACCCATGTGACAGCGTGGTTAGTTGAATACCACAAATTTATCATTTCGAGAGACTCCCATAGTTCGAAATCGCGCTTCTGTTTCTGGTGGGTGGTGGGTAGGTCAGCTATGCTGGATTAATTAACTAGGCGGCGCCGGTAGGCTAGAGCCACGACTAGGTTAGTGGAGATTAGAACATCGAATGGTTAGAACGAGTTGAACTAATCATTAGTCTAGGTGATAGTAGAGTTAAGAACCACTACTATTGAGTCACGCGAAGCGCTAGCTATGCTAGTGTCCAGAAATCGAGACGGGTAGGTTAGAGGCTATTGACGTGATTCATCACAAGCCGGTACCCCCCCCCGTCTAACGTCCTGTCGCCTCACCTATGAGGTAGGTGAGATAAGTAGTGTGATGATGATGAGAGCTAATGTCAGAGGGTGTGATGAATCACGTCAATTCTAAGTAACTCACTAGCCCTAGCCACTTTGTGGCTGGCATGAGGGATGCTATATGTCCCATTCTAGTACACTAGCTAAGCTAACTAGCGGACTGTCGTCCTATTTCAGCTAATGACTCAAGAGCGGACACTTTGTCGCGCAGAGCGCGGAGTGTAAAATGAAGGGAAAACTTTACACTCCGGGAAATCCCGCGCAAGTGGCTCAATTAGAGGGTGTTAGAGGAGTGAAGCAAGTCCCGTGCCGTCGGATTGGTTTACACTCTAGGGTATTAAGCTAGTGGAATTGAGCGTGAAGTGGTTGGCATATGACTAGCTACTGTTAGAGCAACGGCGGACAAAGCCGGATAACAACTAAACGACTCAAAACAAGACACAATACTATGAATGATACCAAGACTAACGAGACAGTAATTCACGAGGGGTTTACCCTCCCGGTGACTAAAGAGACTACCCTAGGCCGCAAGGGCGGAGCGGGGAAAGTGTTCTATACGGTGGATTTCGGCGAGCTGCTCGTGACTAGCGAAGTGGTACAAGCGGATAAGAGTGTGAAGAAAGTAGAAGACTACTCTGCTACGGGTAAGAATCTGCTAACGTTCTTTCGCGGTTTCGACGCGTTCCGGGCGTTCTTCCAAGCGGATTTCGACAAGGCGATGGTATCTTTGCAAGTCACTAGTCCCGCGACTGGCAAGACTCCGAAAGTTCTCACCGATGCGGAGAAACTCACTGCGCTCCGCGCGTACGTCTCGACTATTGACGAAATCACGCGCCAGCGTAGTGGCAAGGCTAGTGAAGCCAAGCGGCTCACGAAAGAGATGACAGAGTACGCCGCGAATCCAGCGAATATGGCTAACCCGGTTGAGTTCGCCACGAAGCTGCAAGCTATGGCCGTGAAAATTGCGGAGTTGAATGCGCAGATCGACGCGGAAGCGAGTGCGGAGTAACCTGTCGGTTCAATGACAGTGGAGAGTAACTAACCACTGTCTTTTAACTCTAGCAGCCTAGCCAATAACTAGACTGTTAGACTTAAAACAAATGAACGATAACGAAACAGACAACAGCTACAATGAAGGAGTATTTCACTAACCCGTTCGGCCCCGGCCGTTCAGACATCTAATAGAACATAATTAACTATGAAACTATTCACTTCAAATGATATTATAAAAGGCGAACTTGATTATGCTTGCTTGAATATAAACGAAATAAGTGATTTACTTGAATCACCGCTTGCTTGGCAAAAGCGCGGATTACAACAGACACGTTCGGGTTATGGAGCAAAGCTAACGTCAGTTTATAAGATTAGCTTCAATGGCAAGCTTTATCGGCTTTACAATACTTGCTACTCTAACGCCGGTTCAGTTTGGTTTATCTCTAACAAGCAAAAGATATTTGTTAATTAAACTAACTAAAACCCCATTCAACTAACCTCACTTGGCACGGGGAATGCTCTCTAAGGGCTTCACCAGCGTTTCCCGCTGTCACAATCTAATACACTATGCTAAAATCTGAACTATCCAAACTACTCCCATTAATCATGCGGGAGCGAGATTATATCGAAATCCCCGCGAGTCTAGTTGAACTATTTGCTTCTATTGAAGATGCTGATTCACTAGTTCACCTAGAGAACTCCCCGAATACGATTAACTGGAAGTCCGAAATACTCCCTGATTGCCGCACTGGCTACTCCCGTCTATGGTCACGCCAAGACTGGGAGATCACCGACAATGTGCGCCGCAAGGCAAAAGAGACATCGGAACGACTTCGCCAAGCGGATATCGCACGCGCGGATCTAATCGCGTCCAAGCGCGCCGCGATCATGAAACACTTCGTCAAAACCGGCTTAACTACTGAAATAGTTAACCTAGTTATCTTCGGAAAAGACTGTAACGAGGAGAAAATCAGCACGATATTCGACGGGCTTAAACTTTCTCTGACGGTTCAACCAACTAACTAAACAAATACAAACTATGAAAAGAGACTGTGGAAATGGCGAAATGATACCGATCAAATGGGTCGTGGTTTCATGTGCTAGTATTAGCGACGAAGAGACAGAGCATGAATTTAACACGAAAGAGTTTGCCATGTCAGCATACCGAGCACAAATAACTAAATTACGCTCGACAGAATGTTCAGATGTTAGACTTTATTGTAAAGATAAACAAGGTTACATGAATTGCATGAAATCATGGATACATTGTAAGGGCGGCAGTATTAACGAAACAGACAGGCTAACAGAATTAGCTTAGTTCGAGCCGAAGGCGAGGCACGAAGTGGTTCTCGGTTAGAGTCAATTTCCTAGCAACTAAACATTAACAAACAAGACTAAACTAAGCAAACTATGAAGAAAATATCACGATGGGTATGGAACAACGCGACACTCTCGGAGAAGACTCGGATGTATTTCGAGTTCGGAACTAAGCCGCATTACACTATGCAAGCGGCATGGTGGAATAATTGGCGAAAGGCATTCGATAGTTTCGAGCAAAACTGCGTAGAGCGTTACTAGTTCCCTTCACTCGGTTATCTTTAACGAGATAGCCGATTAAAGAGAATTAACTTAAAACTAAACACCCAATAAACTATGAAATCCCTCCCCGAAATTCAAACCCTACTGCTCTCGCATGGGTGGACTAGAATCCATCCAGAAGTCTCGTATAAATCCGGCTTAGACGAGCACTACTTCTACGCTAAAGACAATCGAGAGCTAGAAGTGATCAAGTATAGCCGATGGACAGAGATTAGTGTTATTGTACTTCATTAACCTATGCTCCTCCCTCCTCTCTCCCCTAAAATCCTCCCTTTCGACTGGCAATCCGATGCCAGCGCGGAGTTAGTCTCGCGTCTAACCACGCCAGTTTATGACCGCAAAGAGTGTTACACGGAAGTGATTACGCGGAAGATTGTCGGCGATAAAGTAGTAGAGGACATCCGCACAGTTAAAGACGCGGACATACTCACTGAAAAGTGGACACAAAATGGAGTTCTACTCCGCGCGGGGACTGGAACAGGCAAGATGTATATGGCTTGTGCGGCGCTGCGCGTAATGCTGGAAAAGAACCTGCTAACTAAACCAGAGGGTTCTGTGAACCCCTTCTACGTCCTCTGGCTAACTCCGAAGTCAGTTAAATCCCAAACTATGCTAGTTGTAAATCAGTATGGGCTTACGCCCTATGTCCACGTCATGAGCTACTCAGAGATTAAAACTAGTCTCGGCGCGATGTATGTCACTTGGGTAGAACTCCCCTCCGGGCCAATGCCTATTTGGAATCCCCAAATGCTCCCCGCGCTAGTTAAGTGTGACGAGTGTCAAGTTCTAAAGAATCCAAAATCCCAACAAAGCGCGGTGGTTCGTGCTATTCCCGCTTTCGTTAAATCTATCTTCGCATCGGCTACGCCGTTTCAACGCTGCGAGGATGCGACTACTCTACTAGAACGCTTTCAGGTAAGAACTAAGTATAACCCCGTTGTCCCGGCTTCGCCAGAGACTAGTGGGCGTATTCTCAAATGGATAGCAGACCCGAAAAAACCTAGTGCTTATGCCCCTAGCGCAGTTGAACGGCTTCGCGAAGAACTGACTCCGTACATCGTAGAGCTAAAGAATGTCCGGTTCAAGTTCCCCGCTCACACTAAGTGCGTCTCTATCTTATTCAAAGACGAGAAAGAGAAAGCCGCCTATGATAAAATCGTAGCCAAGCTGATTGAGAATCTAAACAAGCGTAAAGCGCGCGATGAACTCTCAGCTATCCATTTCCTAGTAGAGATGCAAAAGATGCAACAGGGAGCGGAAATTCTCCGTGTCCCACATATCTGTGACCGAGTAGTTCTTAACATGGACAAGAAAGCTGTAATCGTAGCATCCAACTTCGTAGATACCCTACTCTGTGTTCGCCGTATGCTAATAGAACGTCGCGGAGTAGCCGAGAATCGAATTGCCCTAGTTATGGGCGGGCAAGATCAAGAGACTCGCGCGGCAATGGTTAGGGACTTCCAGACGGGTAAGCGAGACATCCTGTTATTCACTATGAAGTCGGGCGGGGTAGGCATTTCCCTTCACCATGATCGAGAATCGACGAAACCTCGCCATATAATCCTTCCTCCAACATGGAGTGCTATTGACCTAGTTCAAGCCTTAGGACGCGGGCATCGCCTAACTTCGCTCTCCGCAACTACCCAAGAGATTCTCTGGTATGCTAATACCATCGAGGACGCAGTTAAAATCCGTGTCGAGCTTAAAATCAAATGTCTCTCTAAAGCCGTGACGGCTAAAGAGCAATTCGTGGATACGTTCGTAGAACAAATTGGCGAGCGTCTCGACGCAGATGAAGTAGCAGAGGCACAGGCCGAATCAGAGCACGCGAACGCCGACGACACTAGTGATGATTTATCTAGTTCAGATGACTCCGACTCCCTGACGGGAGAGGGACTAGATGAAGAGGATAGAATGGAGCGGTTGCAGTTAACAAACTAAACTAGAAATAAACAAAAATGAAAACACCAAAGATAGCGTACAAAGTCGTGGTAGCGGGAACGCTAAAATCATGCCGAGCAAGCACTTGGGATAACTCCGATCAATGGGCTGTAACTTACAAGTTAAACGAGTGGGTCAGTCCGCTAGTTAAGAACTCAAAACTTCTAGTGTTCGATACATTGGAGAACGCGAAGAGTTTTGCTAATAATAACACCTACCCCGAAGCCATCTATAAATGCGAAGTCCGTAGAGTTAGTTCACAGAAGTATATTTCGGATTTGGTTTATGAAGTAGAAAAATTCTGGAAAACTCTCGGATTCAACCGTTCTAAGAGTTGCAGAATCCAACCAATTGTCCCCGGAACTCTCTTCGCTTCGCAGGTTAAACTTCTGGAGCTGGTTAAGGACTAACCTAAATGGACTCCCCCACTCCACTAACCCCAGAACTCACTCTAGCTCTCGCCCGTGGCGACATCGCCTCGGCGAGAATACTAGAGTTACTCCGTCGGGGTAGTATCCCCGACCTCAACGAGCAAGCTAGGTGGATTCTCGCACAGGAGTCGTTTAAATCCATCGACCCCGACTGCCTAGCTATGAAAGCGCGCGCACTCAAACTAGCTCCGCGCGACGAGTGTGTAGTGATTCGCGGCGAAAGCGGAACTGGCAAAGAACTAGTTGCTAGTATCCTTCACGGCCCTAGGAAGGGCAATCTCGTCGCAGTTAACATGACCGCCGTAACCGATACGCTCTTCGAGTCTGAACTATTCGGCCACACTCGCGGAGCATTTACCGGAGCAGTAGATAACCGCGCGGGTTTAATCTCCCATGCGAACGACGGAACACTATTCTTCGACGAGATAGCTGACATGCCGATAACTCTCCAACCGAAACTTCTCCGAGTCATCCAGACTCGGCGCTACCGAGTGGTTGGTTCCAATATCGAACAACCCGTACGTTGTAGAATAATCGCAGCTACACATGGGGACTTAGAGAGGCTGGTGGCTAAAGGGAGATTCCGCTCCGACCTATACTATCGCCTTGCGACATTCGAGTTAAACATCAAACCTCTACGCGAGCGTCGTCCTGACGTGGAGTTATTTACTAAGGACGAAGAACTACTAGCGTTGCTAAAAACCCATGAGTTCCCCGGCAATGTTAGGGAGTTAGAGTCGGTTATTAGGAGATGGGAACTTTTTAGAGAATTATGAAAACAAACAAAGTTAGTTATCAGATAGATAATGGTAAGTTGTACAGGCTAAACGCAAAAGGCGAACATTGGTTTTGGCGCTATGGTGAATGGCTTAGGTCTTGGACAGATACCGAGTTTTCAGCCGGCCATATCTCCCAAAAAGAAGCTCGAAAACAATTCCCCGAAGCATTCAAAACTAAACTGCCATGACAACACTAAAACACAAAGGAAAACTAATCCACTTCTACTCTCCGCATGAGATAGAGCAGATTGTACCGATTGAAGTGAGACTACCTAAGTCGAAGGACTCTGGAGTTCCGACATCTAACGTAGGACTTAAACGCAGACCGACTCTGGGAAAGGAAACACGTGAAAGTAACTAAATTATTTAGAGAAATAAAAGTAGTCTATCTTCCCTCCGAAGAAGCTACTACAATTATCTGGGTTATCTCGGATGATAAGAATAGGCATTTTACATTTAATGTTCGAATGCCTACAAAATCATGGAATTACTATCTCCCTATGGGAATAGATTACCATGACACGGTTCCACATTATGAGAATCACACTCCGATAGACCATTGTATTCACACAGGCGGAAAATGTTACTGTGATGGTTCTTCATCAGCAGGGCAAAGCTTATGGGATAAGTACATCGTTAATGGCAGGGAAGAACTAATTTGGGCATGTTTAGAAGACTGGCATACAGATAAATTTAAATAATTATGAAACGACAAACTAAACCCACGAAGTGGCAAAACATCTGTGAGAGAGTTAATCTCGCGGGAGTAGCATACAGCGATTATCAAAGACTCTCCCCGAGAGTCTTAGTCCCCGGATTAATCCTTAAACTAGTCGGTGAGACTAGTAACTCATTCGACCGCTTCGCTATCCGAGTGGAGTACGCTGGCTATAGCCTAGGCTACATCCCCGCGAAGTCAATCCACCAGTCAGAACTGTGGAACAACCACCGTCGAGGAGCGAAGTGCATAGCCGTCTTAACGGCTTTTAACAAGACTAATCCGACGTGGAGTATGGTGACGATTCAGTTGAAGAGGACTCTGCCGAAGGTAGTTAGGCAGGTTAGGAGTGAGGTGGAGTTGTAACTATGCCCCTCTCTCCCGAAATGCAACAATGGATAGCGGAGAACCGCTCCGCGAAGAAATCCAATCAAGAGCGTCAGCTAACCTACAAAGGTGAAACTCGCTCCCTTAACGAATGGGCGAGATTAATCTCGCTAAAACCCACCCTTCTCCGTAAAAGGTTGTCTCGCGGATGGAGTGTGGAAGAATGTTTAGAGACACCGATTAAAGCGAATCAATACTCGTAGGATTAAATATGAAACTAACACAAGCTAAATACTACTTGCCGTTTGTACAAGCGGCGGCAGAAGGAAAGACAATTCAACATAAACACAAAGGAACTAGCCGGTGGGATGATTGCCAAGGACTAGATACGAACATCTGGTTTGAGGCTTACGACGAATACGAATACCGAATCAAGCCCACTAGCTATCGCCCATGGACTAGTGAAGAGGTTCCGGTTGGGGCGATTACTAGAGCAAAGAATGACTTAGGAGGACAAAAACTCATGATTATAGGAGTCACCATCAATGGTGTTCTTCTCGCCGGAGACACTGGAAGTTATGACTTCGCTAATCTATGTATTCTAAGGGAACACTCCCTAGACTCCGGCAAAACATGGTTGCCTTGCGGAGTGTTGGTTAATGAATAAACCAGAAATTATGAAAATCAAAATCAAATCGAGTTGGAAGAATATTAAATTAATGAAGGCTATGAGAATCCCACATGACGAAGCGGTAGCTTTTGCAGCTTCTACTATTGTGGTTTGCGATAGTCCTAAGTCTATTCCATCGCAGAAAGAAATTCCTAGTTACTGGACGTGGAGTATGGGCGGCTATGAAAACAGGGCCTTCACTATTGTCCCATCTTCTCACTCTGCTGTCACAGAGCCACGCCAAAACTAATCAAACTTGGCACGCGTCCTGCTATTAGAATCATAGTTCGGCAATTCCCATTGCCTTAGTTAGTAAACAACCAGAAACAAATAGAATAGAAAGAAACAAATATGTCCGATACGACTACTCAAACGGCTGATTCAGCCACAACTACCGCTCCTGTCTCTACACTCCCTCCGATTACCTACTCAGTGGTTCCCTTCCGTAAAGGCGGCGCCGCTGAACAGTTCTCATTCACTACCAAAGAGTACAACTCGATTGATGCTGCGGTAGCTGACCTCGGCGCTCAACTCCTGCTTGACGTTCTCAATGCGGAAGTCGCGGCTCGCATTGGTATGAAAGCACGCTCTTCTACTGGCTTCGGCGACCTCGGTGACTCGACTTCTCCTAGTTACACTAATAAGAAGAACGAACTCGTTGCGAAGTTGACCGCTAGCTTCCCCTCGAAGGTCATCTTCACCGAAGCTGATGCGAAAGCATGGAAGCCCGGCGAACGCGAGTTGACTATCAATGGTATCCAGAAGAAAGTCACGGAGGCTTACAAGCTCATGGCCGCCGCGAAAACTCCTGAAGAGAAGGCTAATCATTTCGCCACGATGCAGAACTGGCTTAACGAGATTGTTAAGACTAGCCAGCGCGATGCACAGCGGGCGGAAGTGGTGGGTTAACACTTCGTGTTATGAACTACAGGATTATACTCGTGGTATCGGCAGAATCCTTAGACTCTGCCAAAGAACTCAAAGACGTAGCTAAAGATGCTGTTATCGACGCTATGGACTTGGAAAAAGAAGACTTCATCGCTGGTACAGTAGAGGAAGAAGTCAGCTAGTGTTTAGTTTGCTAGAACGATAAACTAGATAGCCCTTTCCCGTCCCGTTTCGGCGATATAATTAAACGGGGCATCTTAAATAGAGAAGTTAAGCGGACACAGCGACCAATGATTGTTCATTGAATAAGCCTTTGTTTGAACAAGTTTGACTTCTCTATTTAGGATTTCGACACAGAGTAGTGTATTGGGTGACTGTTTCATGTTATGCTGTACAGTCACGGAGAGCACAGCTAGGTATTAGTTCGCTTCGGCGATTTAACTTAGTAAGATTGGGTAGAATCCCCACCCTGTGTCCGTCGGTAGAGTTAAGCAATAATGGTTTCGACCAATACGCGATTCTATCGACGTTAATCTCCTAGTGCTAAGTGCAAAGTCTATTATTCATAGCGTTGAAGTACAAGATTCTGTGATAGATTGAACAGGGATTGTAAATATCCCGACTAGGGCCAATTTAATAATCCCAACCAGCAACTAACTGGACGGTAACGAGGATAGGGAACTTCCTCGAAGGTAGAAGATAGAGTCGATGCGTTTGTCCACGGGTTTCCGCTCCTCTAGTCTTGGTGTAACCTAAGTGAGTCCGTCGGTAGGTTAGCTGGTTGGGAGTTGATTTAGAGTTAGTAAACAAACAAAATAAAACAAACTATGAAATACAAGATTGTGGAAAAGCTTCCAGAGAACCGAACTATTGAACTGCCAGATGAGTTTGATCTTGATGACTGCTATGGTTTTGAGATGATAGACGGACTTAAAGCTGTGTTACTTAATGAACACTATATGAGTAGTCAGTTTAAAATTATTTCCTCTAAGAGTTTCTGTGCCAGAAACTCGTATGGAGCCGCGGCAAGTTTCAGAAATATTTTCAGGAACCCTGCTATCAAGCAAGCCTATAGATTCGACACAGCAAAGGAACTCTTCGCGTGGCTTGCGGAGTAGAATAGAGTTACTTTCAACACCACTCAACGTTAAGCGAGCATACCGTAGTGAAAGCTACGCTCTATATACTAATTGGGCTTGAATCGCCTGTGGCGACCTAGCTTGTGTGACCGACAGGTTTGAGTGGTGTTTATAATGCGGTGACTGTCGTTAAATGTATTAAATACGAGGCTGACAACCTAAATGAGCCGCTCCAATTTAGCTTGGTTATGTCCACTTGATTAACTTCTCGTGAAACCCGGAGAATATCCGAATCGTAAATAGGGCTACTGGCGTTTATGACGATTTTCCTAGCCTTGTCGCCAGCGTCAAGCAATCAAGACTCGAAGATTTAGGCAGACTTAGATGCCTCTAAAGCTAAGTGCCGGTTCTGTAGTTCTTAGGCGTAAAAGAACTAAATAATTTCGACCGGGAGTTATGGGTTCGAGTCCCGTCATGTTCTGCATCATGTGGAGTAAAAGGTAACTGTCTGAATCGACCGGCGCGGAGACGAAAATGCAGGTCTGCCAACTAGACTAAAGTAGTTGGATTAACTTAACTATGAATCTTAAAACACTAACTACATCAGAACCGCCTCCTGCTACGGCGGTTTATCGCCCTTACTACACAGAGAAGAATGCGATTACACTAAAAGCAGTCTTCGACGATCTAATCGCTAATCCCCGAAATGCATTTATCGACGCATCAGAAGAAGGGATTGGTGTCTCCACGCTACAGAATCGTATCCTCTATGGGCTTCTCTGGCTAGTTGAGAACTCCGACCCCGAAGGGAAGTATAAGAAGTTCAAGAACGAATACTCTACTAAACGCACAGCTGGCGGGGTACTAATTCAACAAAAGAACTCGGTTAGAATGCTTGTCCCGGCGAAGCTGGTGGCGATAGCCTCTAGCGAAGTGCAAAAGTCGTGGCTTCAAGTGTTTACAGAGTGGACAACTGCTGCTGTTGACATGGAAGTCTTCGACTCGAAGGAGAGATTCGGCGGGAAGATTGAGATTACCAATGATGGTGAAGCGGCGTTAGTTAAGCTCGGCGCGCAGTTAGGGCTGGAGATGGATATTAGTAAAGAGACTGGGAGCTTCAAGGCGATGAGATGAACTAGATTGCTTGTTTTGAAGGATTAATATGACCAAAACACCCGAACAAATCGCAGATGAGATGGTGGATAAAGCTATGGGGGCAATTTATATTGATTGCAGTGTTTGTATTGCAGCATGTCACTTTGAACGGCTTAAAACGCTTATCAAATCCAAACTCAACCTCGCCTCCCTAATCCAAGATAAGCAGATATTGGATTCGGTGTTGTCAGATAAATCAACATTGATATTAACAGATGCGGTAAGCGAGGGAGGAATGTATGAGGAAATTAAAGATCGCCAAACCATCCTCGAAGCCATGAAGAAAGGAAATGTGTGACACCTGAACAGTTTGACCATATAAATAACGCTTTATTTATAATATGTTTCATACAGGCAATTATTCTACTTAATTCCTTCTACATAAAGAAATAACATGAAAGACCTCGATCAAGACATGGCGTGTGCGGAGTTGGATGGGTGGACATTTGCTTTACAGCCAAACACATTTGGAGACAAAGTGTGGAAAACCAGAGGCGATCAACACTGTGATAATTCACCAGACTGGATTGATGTAACAGAACTTCCAAACTACAACTCCCTCGACGTGCTAATCCCACTAGTCGTCAAAGTCTGCGGAGATGACAACAACAGCAAGTGGATGTCACTATTGCACCACCTAGCGTACGAGCGCGACAAGAGTTATTATTTCAGCATCATAAAGTTAGCTGAATGTCTCTATGCCTCACAGCCACAGGAAATCAAAGCCGCCCTGTTGAAAACTGCTGCAAAGTGGACTGAATAAATTTATGCTAACACCCAAAGAACAGATAGCTGAGATAAACCTAGACTTCAACGATGTGAATCATGAGAAGTTCATGGCGGGTCAAGAAGAGCATGGAGGGGATTTCTTCTCTAAACCTACGGTTGATAATATAGGAGAAGAAGTAATTGACCTAGTGAACTATGTTCATGTGTTGAAGAGGCATAGGGAGGAGTTACTCATATTAGTTCATGAGGGTTTGTGCTGGGAGAACGAAGATCATATTAACGATTTGCTGAATAACATAAAAACAAAACTAGAACAACTATGAAAACCTACACATGTAAAACCTGCGGTAAGAATGATTTTGGTAGCTACTACTCATTCTCGAAACACAAACAAGTAGAGCATGGGATTGCGGTAGTTAAGCGCGGACATACTGCTCCGCCGGTGTCTCCGTTAGAGACTATTCTACTCGCGGAGAAGACTATTACTAAAGCCCTTCTCGAACTAGACACCCAACGAGCAGGATATATGGAGAAGATTCGTGAACTTGATAATACGATTGCGAAGTACAAGAAACTCACGGCGCATTCATGAGGTTATGAAACTACCACCACTATCTGCATTTATGCTAGGCTTAGCTCTTGGAGTTCTGCTGACGGTTCTGCTGACGCGCCTAGCTGGTTATGAGAAGTGCATAACTACACCCTTCGGAGATGTAGTTCCTGTAAGCCAACTGCATCATATACCAGTTCAATGACCATCAAGCAACTATTAGGTATGTCAGTTGATGAGTTGGAGAAACTCACTGACGCTGAACTCCTAGACTACCTCCGACCGTCTATGGAAGTAGTCCAGAACCTAAAGCCCGCCTCGCGTTCTAAGAACTCCGTGATAGACGTGAGTGGGTTAGTGGAGCGCCAAGCAAAGAAGGCGGAGAGTGTAGAGGAGTTCACGAAGAGAATGATGGGCATGGCAGAGAGTTTAATGAAGAAACAACTTGAATAGAGACATCGAAATATGATACTTACAAAAGACCCCACTAGTGGTAGATATATCCTAAAGGTTGACGCTTCAATCTACAAAGAAATGGACTGCGCTCGTTACATAATGTTGAAGCTAATCTACGGCTTTCAACAGCCTTCGGCTGGAAAGAATCCAGTTATGGAGTATGGAACTGCTGGACATAAGTTTCTACAAGCTCGCTACGAGGGTAAACCCTTCGACGAGCAACTTCAACTAGCAACTACTCACTTCTCCCAACCGGAGATTGTAGTCTCTGAGACTGATTGGAGGAATATGGGTCACTTGGTAGGGACGTTAGTTGGGTATGATACGTTCTATAAACAGAATGGCGAACTACTTAAGGTGAGCAAGTGCGAGCATAGGTTCACGCTCCCATTCTTCAAGACAGATTTAGTAGAAGTCCTTCTCTGCGGAACAGTGGACTTGATCGGAACATGGCAAGGACAGCCGGTTATAGTTGACCATAAGTTCACCTCTGCGTGGAATCAATACGAGTACCTAGCGGAGTATGATCTATCTCCACAGTTGATGATCTACAAAAGTGTGGTTGATAGACTCTATGGAGTTAGTCACGGGTGTATGGTTAATGGAATTTTTATCTCTGCTAAAGCCCCTGCGAAGTTTAAGCGTAGCGACCCGATTCAATTCTCGGAAGAACAAATCACCGGACTACTCGCCGACTTCAAGATGAAGGTGATGACTATCGTCTCTGGGTTAGAGGATATGATTCGTAACCCCGGCGCGTCTGACTCAACTAAGACGTTCAAGCCCAACTATTGCGCCTGCATCAAACGCTATGGAGAGAAGGCTTCGCCGTGTAATTACACTATGCTGTGTAAGCAACCTAGCTTCGCTGAGAGTGTGGCGATGGCAGAATCGTGTTTCGAGATGAAAGAATATGACCCTACAACGCATCAACTTTAGTAACTAAATAAACAAAAAAAAACAAACTATGAGAACAATCAAAACACCCCTAGCCGGAGTTCAATTCTCTGACTATAAAACAATGACAGAGATGGTTAGGATAGATGACTCTATCGAACTCCATCACCAACGAGATAACAAGTTCGACCCACTCGCGGTTCATGTTATGCTCCACGGAGTACGTATTGGTTATCTACCAAAAGGTAGTGAAGCACAGATTCTAACTATTACTGGGTATATTAACTCTGCGAAGCTGTCGAAGTATGACCCGGAGGCTAAGACGCATTTGATGTTCGAGATCGAGCTTGAAGTGCATGAGAGTGACGAGACGCATAAATTGGTACAGCTTGTCTAGTATGTCTAAACCAATCATCGCCATAGTTGGCCCGTCTGGTAGTGGTAAATCCACTTCTCTCCGAAACTTAGACCCGGCTACTACAGTCATTCTCGACTGTGAGTGTAAGGGTTTCCCTTTCGCAGGTTCATCTAAGTTCAACATCAAACAGATTAAGACTGTGATGGATTTTAATCGAGAGCTTAAGGCCGCTCTAGCAGACCCGGCAGTCACTCTAATAGTCATCGAGTCTTTTACTAGACTAGCGTTTATGATTAAGAGTATGTCTCAACAACTCAATAAGGGCTACGACATCTGGACGGTGTATGCGAAGATGGTTCGAGAGGTTCTGGTGAATTGTAAGAATGACCGGGCGCTAATCGTCTTCACCGCCATCGACCATATTGTTGAGATTCCACAGCCTGATGGTTCGTCGGTGTCGAAGCGAATGATAGGTTACGAGGGGCAAGAGCTAGGTAAGCAGGGAGGGATTGAACCTGATATGCTATTAGTTCTCTTCACCGATGTTCGCAAGGATAAACTCGGAGTCATTCAGTATCAGTTCGAGACGAATAATGACGGGGTGACTACCGCGAAGACTCCTATGGGGTTGTTTGATGGGAGGTTTATAGCGAATGATTTGAAACTGGTGGTGGATGCGGTGAATACGAAACTCACATGATTCGCCTATGGACACTCTCGTTATCATTGTTATCCTATTCTGCCTGTGCGGATTTATCGCATTCACGCTTATCAGAAAATGAACTTGCGAGAATTGTTAATGCGATCTACAAAGTCGAAGGTGGAGACAAAACCTCTTACCCGTATGGAATTAAAATCAAAGACTCCGCTGGTCGTTGGATTAGATATGAGCGACGGCAGGCCGAGTCAATCTGTAGAAACACTGTACGAAATAATAATGCAAGATGGCAAGCCAGTGGTGAAACGAATAGTTTCATTGCGTATCTTGGACTGAAATATTGTCCACCTAGTGCCGATCCGATTGGGTATGTAAATTGGACTAACAACATGACTAAATTTCTGCTACTCCGTAGCACAAACGAATCAGTGATGGCGCGTCAAGTCCATCCAAACTAACGTAAATAAAACAAACAAAACATATGTCAGTAATCAATACCGCAGAAGTTGCACAGTCCGCAGGTCGTCCGTTCCTACCGAAGATGGTCTACTATCTCCGAGTCATCGGGATTGAGAAGAAAGTCTCCGCAGCGAAGAACGACATGCTTAGCTATAAGCTGGAGTTCTGTTATCCAGATTCAGTTAAGACTCCCGTAGGGGAAGTAGTTAAGCTCACTGGGCTTAACTTCGGTAGCCAGATTGTCTTCCACGGGAAGAACAACAGGCCGTTGGTAGAGTTGAAGGCGTTCGCCGCAGCGTGTAAGGCTAGTCCTAGTGTTGACCTCGACAATCCGGCGTTCCTCAAAGAGAACTTCCTTGGCAAGGGGATTCGCTGTGAGATTCGCACGGAGACGCAGCCGCTGACTCAGGTGGATGGGGATGGGAATATCACTCCGGTGATGGATGATAGTGGCGCGCCGATTGTGGATAATAACTACAAGGTCACTCGCTTCGTTGGGGCGAATGATGTGTATACTATTCCTGCTAGCGCAGTGCCGTTCTGAGTGGTTAAGGTTTAGAAGAAACAAACAAAGTGCTGGCATACCACTTATAGTATGCCGACTTAATCTTTAAAACCAATATAATTTATGTGCAAGCATTGTGAAAGAATAAAAGTAGATGTAGAATCTATTCCTTTGATTCACGCCTTTTTTGAGGACTTGGCAAAAAAGTGTAATAGACGGGCAAAGGAAGATGGTAATGAGTTAGTGCAGCCCATCACTGCTGACGATATTGATATAACTGTTAGTATAAATGCGGTTGTGTGGAAGCCTAGTTATATTCCTAGTGATTTGCGTGGTAGGATTATTAAAATGCTTAACGAGTTTCAGGAATGATTATCAACCCCACATCAACTTACTCAGGTCTAACAGTCGTAGCAGAACGCTCACTACGCTTCCCCGGCATAGCTTCTTCATGGGCGGAAGCTTGGTTCGATAATTGTCTCCTAGCAGATGCGAAGTATGGAGTGCATCGAGGGACTATTCAGATAAGAACTCCAGAAGAAGCCGCTCCATTCTTACCTAACACCAAGGTACTACTTCTACTCGGAGAGAGCGCGCATAAGAGATTTCAACTTAAAACTAACCTGATGGAACAACGCGGTAGCCCCTTTACTTATGAAGACAAAACATGTATCTCGTCCTTTGGACTCCAAGACTCGTTCGATAGAAAGCAGTTCTTCGCGGCAGAAGACGCTGAGAGTGACGGTGAGGGCAGCGAAGATGATAGCGAAGGAAAGTCAACACATGGCAGAACTCGCCGAAAGAACTTTAAGTTCTGGCTCAGACAAGATATACGAAAAGCGGTTAGACTCACTCGTTCGTCTATGCAGAACGGTGAACCAAGATACGAACTCTATCCTGATGCTGGTAGGGTTATTGAACTCTTATCAACTACAAGAGATTCAACAATCTACTTCGACATCGAAACAGACAGTTGCCTCCAGCTTACTTGCTTCGGGTTTTCCTTTCTCGGGAGCGAGTTAGTCTATGTAGTCCCCGGAGTCCAGACTCATTTTACGCCGCGCAAATACTACTATGATGAACTCACTTGGGCGAAGATTCTTCGCGCTCTCTCGATTGCTCTTTGCCGTAATACTGTTGTTATCCACAACAGCATGTTTGATCTTTTTGTTCTTGTTTGGCGTTATGGTCTACCCATTGGTAACAGGGTGTTCGATACTATGCTGGCTCACTCTCGTTGTTATATTGAGGTCGAGAAATCACTAGGACATTGTATCAGTCTATACACCAACCTTCCTTATCACAAGAACGAAGGAGTGTTCGAGCCTAGGAACCAAGCAGAGACAGAAGACCTCTACCGTTACAATGGGAAGGATGTCTATGCGATGAAGTTACTTAAACCTGCGATAGAGGAGAGAGCGAAGCTTCTTGGGGCTAGTGAGAGTGTGGAGCAAGTTAACCGAATGGTGGTGCCGTATCTTACTTCTACCTTGCAAGGGACTCCTGTTGATTATGAGAAGATAAACACTATCATAGCCAAGAACGATAGAATGAAGTTACAAATCTCCAGAATCCTGCGTGTCCTATTAAGTAAGGAGGAGTTTAATCCTAACTCGCCTAAGCAGGTTGCAACATATATCTATGACGAGCTAGGAATAGAGCGCCCGAAGAAAGACTTAACAAATGAGAAGACCCTACTTCAACTATTTCTCAAGGTAGAGATACCTGCGATACACGCGATACTTGAGTATCGTAAGGTAGGTAAGCAGACGTCTAAGTTACAGTTTACTCCCTACCTAGGTTTGTGGCGCGCTGATAGGTACAACTCAGATATGTCCCCGCGTGAGGATTACACTGGCCAAAGGTACTTTACTACCTCATGGGTACTAGCTGGAACTACCTCGTACAGATTAAGCAGTAGGGAACTCCTTCGTTATTGGGGAGGCAACTTTCAGAACTGGGAAAAATATTTAAGGAAGGTTATCGTGCCAGCATGAAAAAGATTTTTGGACAAAACGATCAAAGTGGCGCCGAGGCTCTTATCGTAGCCTACCTATGTCGCGCAGGGAAGTTCCGCGACTTGTTCATCCACGGGATTAAACCCCACGTCTTCGTAGCTCTTCACGTCTTCGCAGAGCAGTGGTCGAAGATGGTGGATAAGGTGGATAACAAAACGCTAATCCTCGCACTAGTAGCAGAGCCGAAGGACTTAAAGAACGTCCCCGGATGGAAGACTTTGGAGACGCTGATTAAAGACTCTGATAATTGGGACGCCTCGCGTAGGTATTACTTCATGGCTAAGATGATCTGCCATGCTAGTAACTACGGGATGACAGCTAGGACTTTTAGGATTAACATTCTACAGAAGAGTGATGGTGCAGTAGCTCTAACCGTCGCTCAGTGTGAACAGATGTTGGAGATGTATCATCGGTTATTCCCAGAGATTAGGGAGTGGCATAGTAATGTTATCGCGGAGGTAAGAAAGACGAATATCCTACGAAACCTATTCGGTCATCCTAGGATAGTAACCGGCCCTCATGATGAGACGGCGTATAAGGAGTGGTTGGCTCAAGTGCCACAATCGACCGTTGGCCAGATTACGAACTATGCCTTCACAGAGTTACAGGAGGAGATAGTCGAGGGGAAGCATCCATCTGATTTTGATGTGCTACAAAACAACCACGACAGTATTCTCTGGCAATCGTTCCCCGAAAATCGGGACTACTGTTCGAGGCTCGTCTCTAGTAAGTTAAATCGAAGATTAGTCTCGCCGAGAGGCGAAGTCTTCTTTATGAAAAGCGAAGCACAGTGGAGCGAAACGAGTTGGGGAGAGATGCAAGAATTAAAATTAAATTAATTTATGTACATATTAAAACAAATACGCCAATACATCGATCGTCTATCTTACGACGACAAACCACAAGAGACTATCCCACTGTCAAATATTGAAGTAGATGAGATAGTTTATAATCACTGCACGCATTCGGTTGACTTTGCGGTTCCATCGAAGCCAGAGTTGTTTGGTCATGAAGTATGGAAGACTGAGTTTGCAGAATGTATCCGAACTAACAGAGTTGAATGCAAGACTTCTTTATTTGTAACTGAAAGGGCTATTGATCCATTCTATTTGTTTGAATCTGGACAGCTAGAGATTACTAAGCGAGAGTTTGGCGCGGAGTTATTTGTGGGTCTTCGTCTGAATATAACAACCGATGTAACCCAACTAAAGATCACACACGAGTGGGATTGTTGGGCGAAACTGAAAAGGCTTCTTCGCGTTACTAAATGGTTTCCAATAAAATCTAAAACAGCCGTTGTGGATTGTAAAGTGTTGTATCCGTATTTGAAAATTAACCTTCCACATAATAAACACACAGTTAAATTTAACCTCATATGAAAACTGAAAACGTAATGCTAGCAAAAACATGGGACGAATCTACCGACCCAACTGGTTGGTGGATTTCCGAAAAACTAGATGGAGTCCGAGCCATCTGGAATGGAATCGATTTCGTCTCACGAAATAACAAACCTATCTACGCTCCCCCGCAGTGGAAAGCAGGTATGCCGCAGGTGATAGACAAGCCACTAGACGGCGAACTCTATATGGGTCGAGGTAACTTCCAGAAGTGTGTCTCTATCGTTCGGCGACAGAATCCAAATCTGCTCGACTGGGCCAAGATTCGTTTCATGTGCTTTGATGTGATAGACCCGGTGAAGACTTGGCTCGAACGCTTTCGCGTAGAACCCACTCCGTGTCTAATCCCTGTGCAGCATTTCTACTGCAACGACTTGGAGTACATGCTCTCGATGTATGACCAGATTGTGGCACAGGGCGGAGAAGGACTTATGCTACGCCATCCTGATAAGACGTATAAGTTCACTCGCAGTGAGTGGTTGCTTAAGGTCAAGCCGGAGTTAGAACTAGAGTGCGCGGTTCTAGGCCACACTCCGGGAGAGGGCAAGTACGTTGATATGGTAGGGGCATTAGAGTGTTCCTACTTCGACGCGAAGCGTGATAAGGTGATTGAGTTCAACGTGGGCAGTGGACTCACCGATGCA